TTTCTCTGCCATACTTATCTACAGCTATAGTATAAAATCCACCATATACTCCCAATTTCTCAATAGCCCATTTCGCTTCGGTTGCTTGACACTTAACATCTATATCAAAACTATAACACGAAAAATCTTTGCCGCCATCCCCCAAAGAACTAATTGATTTATCTATAGAACCATCAAAGAACGTTTTTGAAAATGCTTTTTCACCGACACATCCTAAAAATGTATTGTAATCTACAAATCCTTTCCTATATGCATTCTCTACCCACTGATCTCTTTTATCTCTTCCAGGCATAGAAGCAATAGTCTTACATTCTTCCACATCTTGTTCATCTAATCTTACCACATGTTCCATCTAACATATCCTACCATAAAATTAATCACTTTTCAATCATTAATTTGAAAAATATTTCATCAATATATTCGTAAGAATATCAGAATCTAAAGGGCCGATATTTTCAACGATAGTCTTATTATTCTCCATGAATTGCAAATGAGGCAATTGATCTACCTTTTCTTCATCACATAAATCTTGAGTTTCATCAGAAAAAGCATCTATATATTCTATATCAATACTATACTTTGAAAGAAGAACAAATGCTTTTAAACAATCACGACAACGAGAACTCCCAAAAAATCTAACTTTCATCCTCTATGTCCTTTTTATACTGATTCCATATCATTTGTCGATAAGGATATTTATCCAGTTGCTGATGCTGATTCTCTATTTGATCAAAACTAGCTTTCTTAAAATAGTCTTTTTGAGCCCCACTCTTATCAATTTTAACGTGGAGATTCTTTTCTTTCCCTATCATCATATCACAAAATTGCTCATGTATTTCTTTAGGAGTTCCTTTAGGTATGCCAAAATCCGAAGATTTTGCTACCAGAGTTATTTCCTCTTCTTTCTCTTTGTGAAAAATTTTAATAAAGAAAACATCCTCTTCCTCACTGTATCTCATATCTATAATCTTAACGGGAATTGGTTTTGATTTATTCATCATACATCTTTCTTAAAATGTTCTTTTAATACCGTAATCATAGCATCAATTGCCATAACTTTATCCATATGACTATTATACATTTTAATACCTGCTATTCCAGCTAAAACATTATCTGGCATATTATACAATAAGACATGATCATGAGGAGTTCTATAGGAGCCTTCTTCTCCGTCATGTATATTCTTATTAGAAATTCCTATTCTTTTCTCGATATCAACCAAAGAATTCCACCATAAATCTATATCTTGAGAAGTAACTATTTTTTTATTCAAAGTGCTAACTAGATTACATTGAGGTCTAAAATCAGCTCTATTATCATTTTTGTATTGCTCTTTCAACCTGTTGTATCTTTCGCTAAAATCCTCTGTAGGCGTTATCCCGTATATACGACAATTAAATGGTCTAACATTATGGACAGTACATTGTTTCTTTTTTTTGTCAAAAAAGACACATCCTTTAGAAGGAGAAGTATTAACAGCATTCAACATACATCTTCTAAACAACTCACAAACCTGATCGTCAGAAAATTCTTTCACAACGTGTTTCCACATTAATAAAAATTCAGAATAAAGTTGTTGAGGAGTTTGAGTTTTGCAACACCAAGCTCCGCAACAAGCATTATCCTCTAAATTTTCTATACAACCCGTTGTTTCAGGGATTTTATTATAAACATTGTATAATGAAGAAAACTGCATATATACCTTATCGCTGTTTACTCTGATTCTTCGATAAAATTCAAAATCTTTCATTTACATCCCTATACTGAATCAAAAGCTCCTTCAACTTCTTCTTTTGATGGTACCGTCTCATCAATAGGACCTTCTTCATCTTCTTTCTTAGAAAAAGAAAATGACACAGTAGTTTTTGGAGGTGTCCTTTCTATGCTCTTAGGACCATCATCTGGAAAGTATTTTTCAAGATTACCATTTTTGTTCCATGTGTCAAGAAGTTTTTTTGCGGGCTTCTTACGAATAACTCTTTCAACAACTTCTTCTACAACTCCATCAACAGTTTCTCCATCTTCTTCTGCTTGTTCTATAGCTTTAATGAATCCTTCTTCATCAACAATCCCCCACGAAGAAGACTGATTTCTAGTAACTACCTTACAAGTCCCAGGAAAATCTACACTTTTCTCTTTATGTTCCTTAAGAGTTTGAATAACAACTCTCTTAAAGAAATCAATCTTGCTTGAAAGAGAATTTATTTTAGAATCAATATCCTGTTGTTTCTTTTTCTTGTATCCCTTCAGAAAATCTATCTCAGATTGTAATTTCTGGATACTAAGAGCTACATCCTCGATAGAATATAAATCATCTAAGCTCTTGACTTCCCCATGAGCAAGCATATCATACAATTCTTGCTTATGAAAAATTTGTTCATAATCAGACATCTTATCACCTCATCAAATTAATCAATTATATTATTACTTCTATCTACCTTAACAAGTTCAAGATTAATTCCTGATCTCTTGTTTTCTCCAAAATCTATAACAACGAAACTGGGATCTACCAAAAATTGTTCTCCTCTCTTTGATAGTTCTCCCTTGGTCATAATACAAGCTTTAAGAGCTCGGTATGAAGCCGATTTACCTACTGCCCTAAATTTTGCCTTACCATGTTTTAAAAAAGTCTGCACACCAGCGTTTGTTAACTTTTTCATCTCAGCACTTTCTTCTTCTTTAGTAAAATCAATGCGACCAGCACTGACTAGAAGCAAAGTTGGATCTGATTCAATGTTATCTTTTTCATCTTTTATCATAACTCTATTCTCCTAATCTATTATATCATCATATAATATAATAATCGAAATAAAACTTATTTTTCTTTATAATAAATCTTTATAAAAGTATTTTCTCATCTTATTGAGATTATCCTTTTTCCAGACTCCAGATGCTCTACAAATTTTTCTAAAATCACAATTCAAACACTCATAACTATCAAAACTGGATGGGCGAGGTGGAGGGAGCTTTTTACCATTTTGAGCAAAATCCATCATAGTCATTGCTTGCCATTTTATTATATCCCACCATTTGTCATTTCTGGGGACCATATGCCAACTAATCTCAGAATTATCTTTATTCTCATACATCAAGATCCCATATTCACAATCTAAGATATGAGCATAAATTGTTAACTGTATCATATATTCCTTATGAGGCCCGTATCTCTTTAACTTAGAAGTCCACTGACGACTATTTATAGTTTTGAAATCTCCCACAACTCTTTTATCACCTAGAGGCAAATATTTCTTGTTAAATGTAACAGAAACATCCTTGAATTTATCTGGATCAAGCTTCTCACAATTATAAACCACGTCTGCATGTCCTTTCATATTCAACTCTGGAGCCTCTACTGACGTTTCATAATACTCAAAATCAGTACAACCACAAGCACATTTCTTAGGTTTAAATATAGGCTTGTTATTACCATACATCCTGGTTTTATTAGAATGATACAGTGATCTTAACTCTTCTTTATTAATATGTTTCTGATTACCATTCTCATCAAAAAGATAACATAACGGATTCTTACATTTCCATCTACCTAAAAGTATCTCTCCAATCTGGTCAAAATAATTAACCCATCTTTCGTGCATATTATGACCTTTATCAAATAATCTCAATAATTTACTATCAAAAGATGAGAATTCTGATTTAATATATCCTAAGTGCACATAGTGTTTATACTGCTGAGACCTAAGACACTTACCCCATTCTGAGGGATGATAACTAGCATAACTTCTGTCATCCCTTTGTTGATAATGCTTCCATCTTCTAAAAGTGTCTATCACTCCTATCATCGAAGATACTTCTTTAGGTGTGTATTCTTCATACGACATATTATTACCTCATTTTCAACATTTCATTATCTTCTTTGGATGCTACTAACAATTTCATCAAAGCCTTTGACCCTTTTTCTAGAATAAAATCATTCGGATCTTTATTAACAGGTAAAGAGACAGAAAAAAAGCTAATTAAATAAGAACTTAAATTGTACTGCTTGTACATATCTAATGCTCTTTTAGTGGCTCTTCGACCAGCTTCATCCCCATCAAATAATAAATAAAAATCGGAACAATATTTAGCTAAAATAGCTATTTGCAATAAAGACAAAGCACTTCCACAAACACCTACCGTCATAGTATAATTATTAGAATGGAGGGAAGCCACATCAAACTCCCCCTCCACTAAAATAACCTTATTCTTCCTAATAATCTCGTTCTTAGAATAACACAATCCATATAGATATGAGCTCTTGTTAAAAGCTTCGTGCCAAAATCTATGAGAATTATTCTTGTCCAAATGACGAGTAGAAACAGCTATCAATTTTTTATATTCATCATAGATAGGTGTTATAAGTCTACCTCTTAATTGATGATTTATATTTAATGGGCAATATCCCATTTCAAATTTTTTAACCGTTTCTTTTGTGAACCCTCTTACATTAAGCAGATAATCTAAAGCCTGTTTACCTTCAGATCCCCATAAACTCCTTTTAGCTGCTTGAACAATTCGAGTTCTTTCTACTTCAGAAAATTTATCCTTTATTTCCATCTTTCTTCAACCCTAATTCATATTGCATAAGCTCAGGAGGAAGAATAACATCTTTTTCAACAGCCTTATCTTTAATATCTCTAATTAATGTATCCAGCAATTTGTTAGTTTTTATATAGCTGATGAAATCAGGGCGATTTAATCTATCTTCCATATCTCCCCATTTATATTCTCCTTTTAATATATTAATAATTCTAAGCTGTCTACCAGTGTCAAAAGCAATATCTTCTATATCTGGAAAATAAGGTTCATAATAAATAGGAACATCTATAGCATCCGTATATGGTTTAGCAAATCTATTCTTTACTATTTTTACCATCGAATGTCTCCCTATTAAGATAGGTTCGCCCGTATCGGGATCAGAAATATGAATATCTGCATCTTTACTTTTTCGTTTTGTTACTTTAAGTCTAAGAGATGCATTGTGCTTAAGAGAATGACCACCAGGACTTGTATCCTTATCTCCATAAGTAACACTAAGATTTTCTCTTAATTGATTAATAAAAACTAATAAAGATCCATTCTTCTCAGCATGACCTACTAATTTACCTAAATTATTACTCAACAATCTAGGGAGTAATCCCATAAATTGCTGTTCTGATTTAGCTTCAAATAATGCTTTAGGAACAAGATTAGCAACTGAATCAAGGACAATAATTTTAATGCCGCTTTTCATCATTTTAATCATATAATCCATAACATCCTCTGCATAAAGATCTTTGTCAGGATCTTCATGGTTAATCATATTAGAATAAGCTAAATTATTAGGATCACAACCATTTATATACGCAAGATTTTCTTGAAAAGAATGTTCACAATCGATCCAACCAACAGGAAGCCCCATCTTTTGCGCATAACCTGCTATTCGATATGCAAGTGAAGATTTGCCACTTCCTTCTTCTCCAAAAATTTCAACCAACTTGCCCAAGGGTATGCCAAGTGTAATACTTGGATCATACCCATCGAGCTTACTTAAGTCGGTTCTGGAAGCGTCTTGTCCATACTGAATAGCAAAATCTAATTTAAAATGACCTGTAGGAACATTATCTTTACTACCTTCAACAGCTCCTTGTCTACAAAATCCTTTTAAATTTGTCCATACTACATCATTGCTGCTTTTTCTAGATTTTTGTGTTTTTTTTGATTTTGCCATCATTTTCTCCTATTACCAATTAAAATCATTACTCTCTTCACCACTACCTGTCGAGGCTGCAGCTGGCTCTGAAGAAGATATTTCATTTGTAGGAGAACTTTGAGCATCATCATCCTCAAAGGGTCCAAATAACTTCTTTTCTATTTCTTCAGGACTATCAATTCTGTAAATCTTGCCAAGACGCTCTCTATCACCATCCATAACAGCCGAAAATGCTTCCAGCTCTTCTTGGGTCAAAGGAGTATCTTTTAAATAAGTTGCAGAATACTCTGTCTTGAGACCAGAACCTGTAATTTTAATCTGCCAATCTCCACCGTCTTTATTGCCTCCAGGTTTCTGTCCTGTCGCTTCAAAACGGTCCCTGAAATGTTTAAAAACAGATACAGGTGCTTCCATAACTTTAATCTTGTTGCCATCGTTACGATCTATCACAAAAATAGCATAACGATTAGCAGGTTTCCTAAGCCCTGGATGCTCTGCTGCTACAGGGCAATCTGTCGGATCTCCCGTTAAGGCTGTCCTAAGTTTACCATCTTCTCCTCTGTGAAAATACTTATAAAAATGCACAGGTTTGTGAAGAGGTCTTATTTTATAGGTATTACCACTTTTCAACCTCAAGAAATCCAAATTACCTCCGTTACCAGAGGGTTTCGGTGCAACGTCTGACCAATCAACATATTCACTCATCTTAAAAACTCCTAATAAAAAAATAAGGTTACCAAATAATATTACATTAAAAACTTTCACTTTTCAAGTTAAAAATCGGACCAATCTAAAATTCCAATTTTTTCTTTTTTACTAGCTACTACACCCTTCGGTGCTGAATCAAAATCTTTCATAGAGGCTTTTTCATATGATGTATTACTATGATCTATCGGAGAATCTTGCTCATCAACTGTAGGTTGACTATACCTTTCAGCAGGTCTCATCTCCATACAAATCGTTACTTTCCTACTAAGAGTATCATACGCTGCCTCTAATGTCTTTTCTACTTTATGACAATTATCATAAAGAGACCTAAGTTTGTGATAGTACCATTCTATGTCCCTCATATGCTCCAGAACAAGACCTTCTTGTTTAAGAACAGGTTTTAAATACTCTATTCTTGCCAGATGACCTCTTAGCATTTCTATCCATCTTCCCCATAGGAAATATTGATTTGTGCAATCCATAGAAATTTGTTTCAATCTTTCTCTATGCCCTTGAACTTCTTCCATCTGTCTTAGAACAATCTTTTTATCAAAAGTTGTTCCGCTAATATCTACAAAAGCAGACCTAAGTTCATCATCTAACCTATCAAAATCTAATTGCTTTTTTGTCATATCTTCTACAAGTTCTCTTTTCTTTTCATAAAATCCCTTATATAAAGGCACAGGAGCTTTTAGCATCCAACTTACTTTACCGTTAAACATTTTAACTTCTGTCCCCTTATATTCTTCATATGAGACTTCTACTTCTTCTTCTAATTCTTCTTCAGGTTCAGGTTCAGGTTCAGGTTCAGGCTCTGGTATACCATCAAATTCTTCGAACATATCATCTGTAACATTTTCCGCTTCTTCAACAACTTCTTGGGGCTTCGCACACATTTGTCTTACCACATCATGGGTGTCTTCCTTAGATTCTTCCTTAGATTCTTCCTTAGATTCTTCCTTAGATTCTTCCTTAGATTCTTCCTTAGATTCTTCCTTAGATTCTTCCTTAGATTCTTCCTTAGGTTCTTCCTTAGGTGGATCTAATTCTGCTCCAGAATCTACATCACTAATTGTTTTAACGACATCTTCTGTAGCCTCTTCAAAAGTTTTATCAGAAGCTGTGCTATTCCCGTATTCTTCTGCAACATCTGAATCTTCATCTTCAAGAATATCATCAATCAAATTAAAAGATTCTGCAAAAGAATCCAATGCCTCTTGTCTATCATCTACCATACCAATCACCTATCAAAAATCTAAGTCTATACTATCAGAGGAATGAGTCTCTGGTTTGCTATTTGTCCTTACTGCACCAATACATCTATTTACTCCATATTTGGCAACAGCTGCATTGTATGTTTTTTCAACATCTTCAAAGAATCTTTCCCTAAATTCATCCATCTTAAATATTCTTTCTTGCTCTGTTTCCCATTCCAAAACTTCTTCTTCTTCAACAACTACATCTAATTGCTCGTAATCCGCTGTCTTTATTTTACGAACTACACCTTTTTTAACAACCGTCTTTGCCATCTTAATTCTCCTTTATATTATACATAGTAATAACCACTTTGAAAGCAAATTATCCAAAAATATCGGCAGATTCGACACCTTTTTTGGCAGCTTTTCTCATATCTTCACGAGCATTAATAAATTGCTCTACAACTTTCTTAGGTTGTTTTGAAACTTTTGTACCCCAGAATCCCTCTGTAGCTAAAGCCTCGACTGCTCTAGTATCTACAATAGATAAATCAATTTTTTCTACAAAATCCCTCATATCAGGTTTAAAAGGTTGATTCTCTACTATGTTCTTTACAACATTACTCCCTATTCCCTTACAATGTAAACTAGGTCTAATCTCAGTTACTACTCCTTCTTTCGGATCTCCTACTTTTTCTATCGTATAAAACTCTTTAGAATTATTAATACTACGAGGTAAAAATTTAACATTCATTTTCTTTGTAAATTCTTTCTCGAATGCCGCAATTTTATCATACTTATCTGCAACATGAGAGTTCAAAGTCACATCCATCAGAGAGCAAATAAACTCATTAGGATAATTAGCTTTAAGATACGCTGTAATATATGAGTTATAACCGTAACAAGCCGAATGAGCCTGGTTAAATCCATAAGAAGAGAATGGTTTAATAAACTTATCCCAATATTGTTGAGCAACACCATTCGGAACCCCATTCTCAACGCAACCACTAATAAATTGCTTTTCAAATTTAGCCATCAAAAACTCTTTCTTTTTACCGATAGCTTTAATCATAATATATCCATCAGTAATAGTAAAATTGGCTAAAGCATTACAAATCTGCATGACCTGTTCTTGATAACAATTGGAAATAAGTATTCCATTACCAAATAAATTATGATTATCAGCTACAGACATTCCATAAAATTGAGCATCCTTTATTTTCTCTATAGACCGTATTTTGTAAAAAAATAAATGAGATTTATGAAAACCGTAATCATTTATAAACGAACCATTACACAAAGCACTCACAGAGATCACATCTCTTTTATTATAATTACTTCTATTTATTTTATATTTTTTACAAAATGCCCTAACTGAAAGATCTTCTAATTTTCTTTTTTCCTCCACATATGACTTTTTATAAAAAACTGTCTTACACTTCCATAGGACTTTAGCATCTTTCTTAATATTCTTCAAAACCATATAAGGAGCAATGTCATCTTTTACTCTCCTTCCATTCTGAAAATATATTTTATTATCTTTTAATCTTGTTTCTATTGCAAGCCAATCGCACAGATGCCTCACATCCTCAAGAAGATCTTTATTCACACTTGTGTAATTCACATATAAACGATTATCTTTACCATAACCAATATAGCCATCAGAATCAATTAGCCCAGCCAATAACGCTCTTTGAGACTCTTCTGTCATTTTAAAAATTATAGGAGGTATCCTCTTATTGTAACAATTCTTTCTTAAATCCAAATCATCAATTAATTTTCCAAATTTTGTCTTTCTATTACCACAATTTACTTCCTTCCAATCCTCAACGAGTTCATCACAACTAATAGAGATATACCAACTTCTTGTATGAAAATATCTATGAGTTTTTAGTTTTGGCAAACGATTATTTATCCATTTTTCTAATATCTCACTTTTTTCCTCATCTCCCACACAAATATTAACTCCTTTATGAATATTTCCGTCCCCAATTAACATCCCTATTAAATAAGAAACATCTTCATCCATCCCCAACCATGAAAAACAATTATATTTATCTGTATCAATACCCCTACACAAAACGGAAGGGCATCCAACTAAATCTAAATCTAAATCTAAATCTTTTACCTCTTTCATCCCCTCCCATGTGTAAACTTTATGATCATCTGTTAAAGTTACAGACCTCCCATTGGACAAAGTTACTTTATAGCCATCACACCTGCGAGTTGGGGCACATCCATGACACTCTTTTTCCTCTACAAAGGTTGAATCAGGATATGACAATACCATATCTGATTTTCTAACATCCTTAATGGGTTTATGAGATCCATCTGCCATACTAATTAATGTATCTTCATGTATGCACAATACTCCATAAGTTTTCTCTAAATATGGTTTCACATAAGGTTCAATAGACTTGTGAAAATAACTGACAGACTTTTCGCCTCTCTTGCGAGCGCAATATTCAGGAATACTATCCATAGGACCAGGGCGATACAAAGCCAGACCTGCAACTACATCATCAAAACGGTCTACACCAATATCTCTCATTGTCCTCTGCATACCGTATCTCTCGCATTGGAACACTCCTCCCAGATTCCCCCTTCGATATAGTTCTAAAGTCGGATCATCATCTAAAGGAAGATTCTCAATATCAAGATCTATATCATAATTCTCTTTTACTCTCTCCGCTGTTTTCTTAATAACAGAAAGGGTAGCGATAGCAAGAATATCAAATTTTATTAAACCAAGTAGTTCCAAATCTTCATTCGGGAACTGAGTCGCAAGCACTCCTTTTTTAGCTGTTCTAAGAGGAGCTATCTCATCAAGAGGTACGTTAGACACTACCATCCCAGCAGCGTGAGAATTATGAACAATTACATTATTTGCTATATAATTATGTTCACTCTGAAAAAAATCGGGACCAGTGTCAATAGAGACATCATAAACATCTTTAAAATCTAACTCTTGTATAGAATCTATTTCATAAAGTTCAATGTCCATAAGATTCCATCCTCAATTTTTTTAAAATTGACCATAAATCTTGTAATTCCTTAACATACTCATCTCTATCATATATTACAATTTTACTAACTTTTGTAGCCCATACTAAAGCTTCCCTATGGGTTAAAAACCCATCTTTAACAACTTCCCATCCATCTTTTTTTATCTTCCATTCTTCACTAACTATATCATACTCTATAAAAACTTCTTCATATTCGAATTGCTCATCTTCCAAATCTTTTATTAACATTTAAACTCTCCTAACTTCTTGCAAATTCTATCTTTAACCTCTTCATCGCTCATCTCTACAAAATCTTTTTCCCAAAAAACTAAAGTTTCATAACCACTATCAATACCTAGTTGCATCTTCTTAGCATCGTAATCCCATATATCCTTTGCTTTTCTTTTTTTGCTAGATATTATTATCTCACTTTTAGCATCATAAAATTCGGGATTAGCATGAAAATAATTTCCATTCATTTCTACCAATAACTTCCCATCAACAAAAAAATCAAACAGTCTCCATTTCGTCTTACCATTTTCATAATAACTTAATGAAAAATTTCTAATATAATAAATACTATTCTGATCTAAAATTTTAGCCATTCTTTTTTCAGTGGACTTTGGATTTCTATTTCTATTAAAACTTTTCCAAGCTTTCTTTAATATCTTTAAATTCCTTTTCTTTCTCTTCTCAAAATTAGGAGCAGTATAAAATGGATTATTTAAACCTTCCCTTTGTTTCGCATATGACATAATAGCAGGATGATCATATTTCGTAAGACCCTTATTCCACAACCCATCTCTCTCTATTTGATTCTTAGATGCCTCAGAAACATTTCTCATTTTAATTTGATAATAATGCATAGTATCAAGAAGAGTTTTTTTATTAACTTCCAACTCTTGACTCATCATTGGTGTAGATTTTTTTTCTTTTACATACATTTTAATTAAATTCTTTTTAGAAAACCTATCATCTTTTTCATACTTCCACTTATAAACCAGAATGGGACAATGATTCTTTTTCTTTTCTTTGCCATAAGAACTAGTTATATGTCTTTCCAAAGATACTCTTTTATTAAATTCTTTTCCGCAAATCTTACATTTATTCATTATTATACCTCCCGCAAGAAATAACACTGCTGGCATAATAATTCTACTATTCCTCAAAAAATCCTTTTTTTATTCCATAAATTTTGTATTTTTCTTTATTCTTTCTAATTTTTTCAAACTCAACACATCCTTGATCTGTAAAAATAAGATGCTCATCAGTTACATCTATAAATCCACCATCTTTGAGTTTTAATCTATATGTTTTCTTCCTACCTGTTTTAAATAATCTATACTTGTTAGTATAGAAGATATTTCCATCCTTATTAATATATGCTATAGAAAATTTAGTAGAGAGTTGATCTATTCTCGTCCATCCCTTATCAGTCAAGATAGGTGTATCTTTAGCTAAACACCCGAAATTAACAAATACATTTTCAATAACAGGTGCATGTTTTTTTATTTCAGGATAAAGATCCATAAATTCTCTAAAAGTAGAGCAATGAGCATAAGCATCCTCATATGTTTTAATAATATGGTCTTTCCCGTCATCGTGATCTCTAACCTTTACTAACCCCTTCTTTGGGAAAGGCTCTAGAATCTCAGTGACCTTTGCTGCATTTTCTGTCTTATAGGCATCAGGTCCTTTATGAAATGCTTGAGCTATATCAAGAGCTTTTGTGACTCTGGTAATACAGGATTTAAATTTAAGCAATCCATGAGTCCCAATATTCCCAACATTCTCCCTGCCATATCTGTCAATAATATACTTGTAGACTGCATCTCTATTCTCATCATCAAAGTCTGTATCAATATCAGGAAATCCTGCCCTTGCAAAAGCTCTACGAGTAGGCAGAAAATCCCCAGACGGTTTAAAATCTGTCATTTTAAGAGCATATGCTGTCCAACTATTGATATCATTTTTATTTCCTACTTTACCCTGATTAGCCTTCCATATAGAATAAAAAACATCTAGATTATTCTTATTCTCTAGTCCTTCCGTAGAAGACAAAATATCTAATTCTTCTTCCACTTTTTGAGTGATTTGTGCTAACTTGGGATTATCTTTATGAATAATCTTAACACAATCTAATATTTCAGCTTTTTTGTCTTTACTCATGAATTACACCAATTTCTCCATTTATAACACCAAGATAGTATACACTCTGATTTTTCACTTTTCAAGTTTTTTATTAAAAAACCATCAATTTAAATCTTTCTCTTATATCACTAATGTAATAATCACATATTACGGGTTTTAATTTAGGCTTATAACGTGGGGCAAAAAGAGCTTCTACATAATCATCTGGCATCAATCTTTGCCAATATTGTCTTAGCATATTTTTAGCATTATCATCCAATTCTACTATTCGAACCAAATCAGCCATTAGTATCTATCTACTCCACCCATGTCAAACTCATATTCCCTATCATCATCTAGGTCATCCTTATCAAGAACTTTTTGAATTAAATCAACATCAAATCCAAAATCAGATTCATTAAGAAATCTCTTATTATCGAAACCTAAGAATCTTTCCCAAAGAAGATTCATCTCCACGGGATCTACTCCATAAGTTATGCCTAAACATCTTAAAAGAACACTGGCATAACCAGACCCTCTTCCAGGCCCAACTAAAATACCCTTTTTTCTAGCATTTATTATATAATCTCTTACAATAAGAAAATAGGTACTAAAATCATAATTATTAGAATCATAAGCTACTTGAACATCTTTAAGCTCTTTCTTCAAAGCATCAACGTGTTTTTTACTCTTATCCCATCCTATCTTTTTCATGCCTTCCCAAGCTAAATCTTTAAGATAATCATAAGAATTTGAATATTTTTCAGGAATTTTAAATTCTGGCAACCGCATGCCTCCAAATAAATTTTCCTCAATATCTTTAGTATTAATTCTTTCTGCCATCCTAACTGAATTAGTGAAACATTCAGGATGACTACCAAAAATCTTTGCCATCTCTTGGGCACTTTTAAGATAAAACTCCATATGAGTAAAACTTAATCTCTTAGGATCTCTAAGACATCTGCCTTGAGACATACACATAAGCACTTCTTGAGATGGACCTTGTTCTTTATGAATATAATGGCTATCATTTGTACAAATAACAGGAATACTCAAATCCTTAGATAACTTAAATATATCAGGAAGAATTTCTCTTTCTTCGGGAATACCATGATACATAGCTTCTAAGAAAAAATTGCCATCAAAGACATCATTTAATAACCCAGCAGCTTCTCTAGCCTTATCATATCTACCATACATTAAATTAACATTGATAATACTAGACATACAAGCAGAGCTACCCATTACACCCTCTGAATGAGCAGCTAAGGCATTAATATCTATACGAGGATCAGAATAAAAACCTTCTACAAAAGAAGCCTGGGATAACCTACAAATATTCTGATAACCTTTATAATTCATTGCAAAGAGATTTAGATGTCTATTACCTTTTCTTCCATCAGGCTGATTCTTTTTAGGTTCCCCTCTCTTCTTTTTCTTATCATCATATTGCCCAATATCCATTTTTCTAGATACATAAGTTTCGCACCCCAAAATGGGTTTAATTGAGGGATATGGTATGTCTTTATTTTTCTTGTCTTTAGTTGCTCTGCATTCCTTTAAGAATTTAATCCATCCCATTATATTCCCGTGATCGCTAATAGCCATAGCTGGAAAACCCATTTTTCTAGCTTGTAAAACTAACTGATCTAATTTTGCAAGACCATCAAATTGTGAAAATTCTGAATGTACATGCCAGTGCACAAAATCTTCATTTCGAAATTCCATAAAATATTTCTCCATCAATTATTTCTTCAGTAAATATACTAATCCATATCTATAAGATCAACTCTACTTACTACTTCTCTTTTGTCAGTAAAAACCACCACTCCGTCATCATCAACAACTTCATATCCCTTTGGATAATTCTCCACATGTATTTCTGCATATTTAGAGGCATCATCAGGTGTCTTATATTCTGTCTTCTTTCTATTTTCGCCTATAGGTTTAATAAAATATCCCATAACTACTCACTTTCAATATCTAAATAATCTAAACGGGTCAATCCTGGCTGAACTTGTATCATTCTATCAATCGTTGTAATAGCATTTATCTTAACAACATCACTATAATCTACAGCTTTAATTGTTGTACAAGCCCCATGATCAAAAATAATGAAATCAACTTTCGGAGATTCAACCTTCTTAACTCTTACTTTATTATAAAAAATTTCCTTATAATCCCCCACGCTAGGAAAGTATTTTTTAAGTGTTAAAGAGAACTCTATTCTCTCTTTTTTGAGGTTATTAAGCAAAGTGGTAATAGTCTCTTCCTCGATAACTTTTTCATTACAAATTGTAGTAATAATATGTTCTTTCCTTACAAATCTCATTCCCCGAATTCCTTTTGAAATAAATCCATCATTCTATCTCTTTCGGCAAAAGCAAAATCTGTATCACGAGCTGCCTTGCTATATAGGTCAGGAAGCATATCGGAAAACATCTTAATATCAGATTTTGAATAAGGGGTAAAACAAACTTCATCTTCTTTACGTCTAGCATCCATTAAATTCTCCTAAAATTCTACAACTTTATATGAACTGGTCTTAAAGGAGGCTCATCATCTCTTCTCCGACTCGTACTTTGAGTTGGCTGTGACTTTTCTCCTGGTCTTGGTTTTCTAGGACACATCGTCCCATCGGGAGCTTCGTAAGGTCTATCCTTATCATTAAATTCCCTTATCTCTCTAAAAACCTCTTCTGTTTTAGGGTGTTTATACTCATAAAATTTATATGTTTTTCTCATAAAGTCCTCTAACAATGTCTAGTGGGATCATATCTTTCTCTATGTCCATCTTGAAATCTAATATACTTAGGTTTTACTTTTTTTACATAATCTGGATCTGCTTCAAATGCTTCTCTATCAGACCTCCACCCTCTTACGGTTTCAGGAACTTGAAGTCTTTCACATTTTGCTCCATCCTCTGCTATATAAGGCTTATCTATGTCTTTAAAGGGTCTAAGTTCTTCAAATATTTCCCCTGTTTCAGGATGCTTGAATTGGTAAATTGGCATTACTCTTCCTCCTCTATATCCATTATATCAAATCTATTAAATTTATTTTTTTCTTCTCTTTCTTTTTCTCTCTTCAATTTTCTTTCTTTTTCTTCGGGAGATTCTGAAGAATAAAAAGATTGCTTTACAGACCATTCACCTAACGTAATATCAGGGGTATCATCTTCAATAGGATAAAAGACTGAAGTTTGCGAGACTTCCTCAACATCATGATTTAGAGAAATAGTCCAAGACGTACCTCCAGCAGTATCAATTCCCCATGAAGTACTTCCGTTCGTCGCTCCGAATATATTACAATCAGAATAATTCAACTGATAAGGATATATTAAATCATACAATAATCCACTATGACCATTATTCGCTTCGATATTTGAGACCTCTCCAGAAGTATCATCTCTGATCTCTTCTACACCATACGTATCCATCAAATTAATATTTCCAGGTGAATTTTGCAATATCTGATAAAACAAAAGAGGGACCTCTCCCTCAGGAACATTTTTCCTGTAATCCAGATAATATAGGCGAGCATTATGATACTTCTCTTCATCTTTAAAGACAATTATCTTGCCCTCTGTGCAACACTCATAACTCATTCTGTGTAACTCTTGTTAAAAATCCATCAAATCGAAACGGTTTGTTTCTTCAACCGTTTTAGTGCATCCAGTCCCTTCTGCCATTTTTCTCTCATAAAGAGAGATTATCTCCTCACCCCTCTTATAAGCTAATTCTTTTCTTTTTTCATTCCACTTTTTACCAAATCTTTTCCAAAATTCGCTCCTACGCCATTTAGAATAACCGTTATATTGCCTAATAGTTATATCGTTTTTAGCGAGAATAATCTCCAAAGCTTTTTCTGACATAATATCCACCAAAAATGGGTAGTAATTCCATTTTATAATCTGTTCATCAGTATAACCCTTATTCCTCAAATAACCAAGAGTCCAGCCATAGGCAAATTCTTCCCATATTTCCCTGCTGGAAGAAGAACCTCCTTCCTCAACAAAACAGTAATGACACAATTCGTGAGCTACTACTTCATCTTTTTTAAGCTTAGCCTTAATACTCATATCATAACGAGCAGGAGACCTACTATTTATAGGTGCATAGGCTGCAATCACTATTTCTTTAGAACATCTGTCATAAAACCCTCCTGCTCCACCATATCCAAGAACCTCTAATAATCTTGGACTTACTTTGTACAAAACAACTTCCTTTACATTCGAACCAGGAAATAAATTATCTACATAATCAAAAGCTTCAGGATAATCCTCATATCTTATAAGCTTTGTATTCGGACTTTTACGAATTTTTTCCATAGATTTAAGATGCTTTGCATGTGATGCAGTCTGCCTATCTCTCTTCTCCCTCTGATTCCTGGTCTTTTCAGCTTGACTTACTTTTTTTTGTTTATTAAATGATTTAGCCATCTTTAGTATACCCGTTACAAGCAACAACAAAACAAGGATCAGAACCCTTAGCAAAAACCTTCATAGTTTTAGTGACTCCTAAAATACTAACTTTTCTTTTCTCAATTGGATTAGAACAATCCTGAGTTTTGCAATCTTCACACAGAGGCATTACAAACCCTTGGGGTGTAGCATTTAATTTGTCAATAGGAATTGTTTTACATTTATATTCCATTAATCTTCTTTTCTTTTAATTACTCTTTTAGAATTTGGTTCACCTCTCAACATAGCAGCTTGTTTCTCAGCCGCAGTCGGATCTCCTTTTTCCCCCTCTTCAACATGATTAGTTCGAATCACAGGTCTATCAATAGGGACATCGCTAGTTGTGTTTTGATCTACTTTTATTCCCGAATCTTTTTTGTTAACTGATTTAACTTTAGATTTTTTTATAGATTCATCTTTACTTGAGTTTTCTTCACTAATATTACCAAAAGAATCATCTGATACAGAAACATCAAAACTGGTAAATGGACTAACGCCAGAAACTGTCTCTGTTCCTTTCTCTATATGAGGTAACGGCAAAGTTGTAGATAGAGGACCTTCTTTGCTAGGAACATTAATCTCTTCTTTCAACATCCCTCTTCTACCTAAAAATTCTAATACTTCCTGCAAAAGCTCTACAGGACAATGAAGTTCTTCATTACCGTTTCTTATCGTAAGAGGGTAATTCTGTATATTACCACTTGACAGAGGGTCGTCATTATATATTATATTAAATTGAATTATTGACGAGTCAGAACATATCACGTCATCAGGAGTATAAACAAACTCCAAAGGTTTTCTTTTTTCTTCTATAGACATTATTTAGTCTCCTTGAGTCTTTTTCTCAATTTTTCTAAGAATTCTATTCTTAATTCAAGCATTTTTTCATCCGCATCTTTTATAAATTTCGGCTTTTTCACAGACTTTACTACACCTCCGCAATAAGGACATTTAGTTCCATATATATTATTGTAATTTTTTTTCTCAAATTCATTTCCACATTTTTCACAAAATAGAACCATAATCATCTTTCAACAAAGCACTAACTGATCTGTCACTATGTATTCTTATTATAGCCTCTCCTATTAACTTTGCAAGAGAAATAATACCAATTTCAGGAAAATTCTCACTTTTTTCTGATTTTATTTTATCGCTTATAGCTCTAGAAAGCGGGATTGTGTCAGAAACAATGATTTGAGATATTTTTGAATTCGATAATTTCTCTATTGCTCCACCACAAAAAAGACCATGAGTGGCCACGGCTTCAACAGAAATAGCACCTTTTTTTACAGCCAGATCCGCTGCCATACACATAGTCCCAGCTGTAGATATCATATCATCAAACATTAATACTTTCTTATCACGAACATCTCCAATAATAGTCGTTGCCTCTACTCTCTCTGCATCTATCCTTCTTTTATGTACAGTAGATATCTTTAAACCTAATGCAATAGCATATTGTTCTCCCATCTTCATATTGCCTACATCAGGAGACAAAACAACATAATTCGTCAAATCCCTTTCTTTCAAAGAATTTATAAAAACAGGAAAAGCAGATAAATGATCCACTGGCAAATTAAAAAACCCTTCTATTTGCTTAGCATGAAGATCTACAGTAAGAACCCTATCTACCCCGATACCTGTTAAAAGATCTGACACCATTTTAGCAGTAATAGGTGTTCTTCCTCCTGTTTTTCTGTCTTGCCGAGCATACCCAAAATAAGGAAGAACAACAGTAATACTATTAGCTGACGCTCTTTTTAAACAATCTATAGTTATAAGTAATTCCACTAAATTATCATTTACTGGAGGACATGTTGATTGAACAATAAAACAATTTTTACCTCTTATATCATCTTTTATTTGAACCATTGTTTCTCCATCGGGAAAATGAGACACAACAATATTACATGGAGACTTGCCAATATAATGACAGATTTTTTCTACTAATAAAGGATTTGATGTGCCTCCTATCACTTCTAAATTATTCATAATTTATCTCCTTTTACTTTTTATTTTTCAAATGCTCTCGTTCACCATAGAGATTATCAAGAACATCACTATCAATAACCAATGTCTCCCAAAAATGCTTCCAGAATTCTTTATTAGCTTTAACCAGATCATAATGTGGTTGAGGAATACTCCAGCCTTTTTCTTGAGCCCATAAAGAGATGGCCTGAATATCATAATTATAAAATACATCACCAATAGAAGGATTATACTCAATTATATAGATAGACTTATTAGCATGACATTGAATAGTCATAAAACCAACTCCACTCATAGATGTTACAGTAACACCACTTCGTATAACCCACTTATGATTATTAGGTAACTCTTCTAACATAAGACGATTGGTTTCTTCAAAATCTCCATCTGTCTCTGCTAAAGTTATATCCGTAAAATCAATTTCTATTTCTATTTCTGGCATATTTATTCGCCTCCCTTTCTTCTTGCCTTTTCTCATATAAATCTGCTCTTTTATCAATCCCTTCAAGAAGCATATCCTCCATAGCCTTTAACCCTTCTTCATCCTCCATCTTAACTCTTTCATCTATTAACTCAAATATTTTCTTAAAAAAATTCACTTCTTCATCATCGAAACATCTCTTAAGATGAGTCCTAATACTATGTCCCATTTCCAAAAGAATAATTTCCATTGCTTTAGAATCTTTTTTCTGCTTATAATTAGCCGCTTTCTCTATATTAGAAGCTATATGTTCAATCTGTTCTGACATTGATTCTTCTTCTATAACAACCCCGTCAAGCAAACGTTTTATAGATTCCTTAATAGATAAACCATCTAAGTCACATATCAAATTAATTATATCTGTTCCAGATTTGCATCCATAACAAAAATAATTCTGATATTCACCGCTATCAAGATAAACTATAAAAGAAGGATCATTATCACCTTCATGAATAGGACATTTATAATGCCACCGAGTAGATGTTTTTCTAGTAGGATATATCCCTCTAGATTCCAAAAAATCTGTTATCTTCTTTTCTTCTAAAATTCTTTTTATTAATTGTTTTTCTCTCATTTTTACATATCATCAATAAAAGCAAAATCACTATCATCTGAAGATTCTGTGGATTCTCCTGTTGCAAACACTTCTTCAAACATTACATCTTCATCATCTTTTACAGGAGCTGGAGCAGCTATAGCTTCATCTAAATCATCTAATATATCATCTCCAGGAATATCTTCAAAACCAGTCTGGCTACGAATTAAGAACATATCAGGAATAACCTCTAAAGTAGCCCTTACTTCTCCCCCTGCAAAAGTCTGAGGACCATTACGAGATTTAACACAAAAAAGATCAATTAACTGGTTGGGCTGAGAGGTACTCTTAAGTTGAGCATAAATATTATCAGCATCTGCAGCATACTCATGGGAGCCTCTAATATCTTCAGAATGAATAGCAGCTTTATCTCTATTAGCTCCTGCTTTTCTAATCTTCTTTAAAAAATCCCTTCCTAACTGAGCCGCCGAGATTACAGCAAAGCCCATAGTTTTCCCCATATGCCTCATACCTTTCATCATATCACCAATTTCAAGATCATTACGACCATGACGATCTTGATGAGCTTCTAAATTAGCTATATAGTCTATAACTACTAAATCTGGTTTAAACATCTCTATATGACGCTTAATATGATTATTAATAGCAGGAACAGTCGTTCTTTCCGATTCTTGAAGAATAAAAAATCTACCCGCTCTCTCTGACAAATCTTTATTAGCATTTTTTATTTTTTCTAATTGCTCATCAGTAAGGTTTTCAAGATCTTTAGTAATAAGTCCATATGGAACACGAGCTTGCCGAGCCATTACTCTCCTCCACATCTGATCCTTATCCATTTCAAGAGGAACGAATAATACGTTATATCCTTGTTCCCATATATTCAGGGCGACATTCATCATTATAGTACTCTTATATCCCCCGACATCAGCACAGAAGAGGGTTAATGTTCCTTTCTCAAATCCAGTAACCATTGTTTCATCAATTTCTTTAATGTCGCAGGTTATTAATTTCTTCTTTTCAATTTTACCTTCTTTGTAATCTTCGATATATTTAATATTAGACTCTGATAACGTACAAATATCATCATAAAAAAAATCATTATTTTCAGGTACTGATTCATACAGAATTTCATCTAATTTATCAATTAGATCTTTTGTAGCTTTAATCTTATTTGTTTTAAATTCTTCATCAAATTTCCTAAGATGGCTAGATATTGAATTTTCAATATGCCTGGTATTAATCTGATTTAATAATACATGATAGTTGTCTGGATCTGTTCTAGAAACAAAACACTGTCTAAACTTAGCCTTCTCACTAACTCTTTCTTTAGGAGATTTTAGACTCTCCACCATTTCTTCATATGCTTTTTTTGTTAGTTTAGAATTATTTTTTAAATAGACTTCTTCTATACAAGATAGTAAGAATCTATACTTATAATTAAATGATTCTTTAGAGACTTTGCTCTCTATAAAGTCTCCTACTAGTCTTTTATAATGAAGCAGAAGATATATAAATTCTTCTTCTGGCTCTGAAATCTTTTTTTCACTCATTTATCGACCTATTATTTCCTTGCTTAAAGGAATGAGAAATGTGTTTTTATTCTGTACTATTTTGGAGATTCCAACACCCATATTCTCTTCTATATTAAAATGCTGTTGGATATCAAATTTGAAAACTAGAATAGTTGGCAAATTACTTTCTACTCTATCTATAAAAAAAGAATCAATTGTATCAACAAGATATGCCTGTTGCTCTCTAGAAGCATAGTGAGGTCGAATTATGTTATCCACTACCAACCATGTACAACTTCTTAACTGAGCTGCTGTTTCAGTATCATTGCGAATTTCGTCTTTAAGTCTTGGGAAATCGACCCAATCATAGCTTTGGCCTCTTTGCCCTTTTCTAATCCTAAGTTTTATCGCCTCTGCCAGAGCTATAGAAGCTATTAAAGTTCTTCCTATTTTTTCTGGAGATTTACCATAAATAACAAGACCAGCACCTTCTTTAAGTCTTCTAGACATCATAGAATTATGACGCATATACTTGCTAATATCTTTGTCATTCCCTTTGAATTCTGAGAAAAGATTTGTCCAAGTTCTTCCCCAACAATATTTACAAATAGAATCTTTGGCTTGAATAGCTATATCCTCTGGAATAACTCGAACCGATTGTCCATCTTTAGATATCTGACCATCAAAATCAAATATATTAAGATTAGGTTCGGGAACGTACAAATCAATATAAGCCCTAACCTCAGCCATCATAGAACATTTATAAAGAGAATCTCCACAAAGCTCATGTGGAGACTTCTCATAATACTTATTAGAAAAGAAACTTAAATATTTTTTCTTTAAACCTTCAATATTTTTCATAGATCAAGTTCTTTTTCACCACTACCCATTTCTACTTTTTCTTTATAAACCGCATTGGCTTTACGACAACGAGTCTCAGCCCACTCTCGAATTCCCTCAAAATCTCCTTCACGCATTACAGACAAAGGTTTAAAAGTTGCCATTGCATCAATGATATCCTTAGTTTTAATTACTCTTCTCTTGTCTCGAAAACCAACAACCATTGCTTCAGTGATAGCTTTTTCAAGTTCAGCTCCGCTATATCCTTCTCCCCTTACAGCTATTGAATGAAGATCAAATTTCTTAGGGTTCAAGCCTCGACGTTTCAAATGAACTTCAAGAATTTCAACCCTTTCATCTAGGTAAGGCAAATCAACAAAAAAGATTTCATCGAAACGACCTGGACGAAGAAATTCAGGTGGTATTGCTTCTTGATCGTTAGCAGTTGCTACAACAAAAACAGAACTAGTTTTCTCCTGCATCCATGTTAAAAAAGTTGACAAAACTCGACTTGTTGTTCCCCCATCGCTCTGACCACTTGACCGAACGCCACTAATAGCTTTTTCAATCTCATCAATCCATAAAATTGCAGGAGCAACTGCCTCTGCTAAGCGTATTGCTTCACGAGCATTCTTCTCGGAATCACCAACAAGGGACCCGAAAAGTTTACCAAAATCCAACCTCAGTAAAGGCATGTTCCAGTAACCACTGATAGCCTTACAAACCAGAGACTTGCCGCAATTATGAGAAACTATTCCGTTAGAATAATATCTGCTTTCCTCACTATCAACTTGTAAATCAAAAGTGTCCATCTCTCCGATATATGATTTTCCAACTATCTTAATATTTCCATTTTTAGTAACAACACAATCAATATTCTCATTAACATCCTTTGACTCTACCCACCCATCTGTTGTTAATATCTTATGACTCTCAGAACAACTGAGTTCCACTCCATCTTCTAATATAAGATTGTAACATTTTTTATTTTTTTTTCTAACAAGAAAATTTATATCTTTCCACCCATCAGGAGTCTCTATTTGATATACCCCTTCATCTTCGCACATTTTGAAAAAATCAGAAATTTCCACTTCTTTAATTTCATCAACATTCATAATAATTTCCTTTCTTTGTTAAATATTACTTGTATACGTTCTTCATATTTTTCTACAAACTTTATTTCTTTTTTTAACCATAAATTTAAGATATCATCAATATTCATAATGTCAACATCTACTATCCTATATTCTAAACCATTATCTTTACAAAAATTAATAGCTGCTTCTTTCTTTTTTACATTTAATGGAGTATTCATTAATTTTTCAGGTTTTATCTCAATTAAAATTCTATCCTCTAAAATAAAATCTGGTCTATATGTCCTATCATTACCTTTATGGTCTTTATATTTAATTTTAATTCCTTTTTCAGCACTTCTCCATTTAATTTTATTTTTTTCTATCACCTCTACCATATACGATAATTCTCTTAAACTTCTAAAATACCATCCTTTGTACCACCCGCTCCATCCTCCTCCACTTCCATGAGGAGAAGGCTTCCCATACATAGGATTATTTGAGCCAGATGAATTAACAGACCTAATTTCTGACAATTCTTTCATTCTTAAATCTGCATTTTCTACTCCATATTTTTTCACCCATATATCATAGAAATTTTTACCATACATAGCATTATTTTTTCCAGAAGTAACTTTTGACATTTTTTCTTTAAATTTTGCAGTTTTATAAATATTAAAGTCCCTATCCTTAATCATCTTTACCTTTGATTCTTCCGTATGCCTTTTGCCGAAAAAAGGATTACCAGAACCCTTATATTTTTTACTTAATAATGCAGCTCTTTCTTTATTTTTTAATATCACTTCTGGTCTTAAATGGGCATTCTTATGACTGCAAGAAATACAACATAACATCTTTTTTTCCGCAGTATTTCTATTTTTCTTATTAGAATAACTTAACTCTTTTCCACACTGTGGACAACTCCTGAAATATCTCTTATCCATAATATAATATCCTTTCACAAAAGCATATCCTTAATTGACATGCTAGACAATGGACTATTATATTATTTATTATAAATTTTCATTTTTCCTTCTTCTGATATTTTTTTTATTTTTATTTTTGTCCCAGCTGCAACGCACCCAGGCATACCAATAGCTAACATACCACGAGGCTTTTCAAGACCATATGCCTCAGCCTCTTTGGAAAAGTTGTCGCTACGAGCTTCAATCCAATGAACTAGATTCTTCAAACCACCGACATCTGTCATCTCAACAATCTGATCGTAATAATCAAGCATACCACTTTTAGAGATAACTTGTTTTTTCTCTTTTAAAATAGCTTTAATATCCCATCCTCGTTTAGAAACCAAAGATTTACTAAAAGCAGTTTGAGCTTCTGACAAACTTAAACCTGTAACCGAATTAATAAGAATTTCTTCCATCTTCTTAGTCTGTTCACGAATATTGGGCAGTTTTGTTTCAACGCTACCAACAACTTGATAAAGAGATGCTTTAATTTCTTTTTGAGTAGCAAAAGGAAATTCCATACATGGCATTAAATAATCGATAGCATCTGTTGACTTGTAAGAACATCCTGTTATAATGGTCGAAACAATACCATTCAAGCCCGCAATTACCTTAAGACGACGCTCTATGTCTGGGTCCTCCTGAATAAAACGATGATAATCCAAAAGAATAAAAATAATACCTTTAACGCCAGCAGCCCTCTTCTCATTTACAGATTCTCTTTTATTAACAAATAATTTGCCTCGGCTTATGATGTGATTTAGAATCTCCATTGGATCATTTGATATATCATCAGAAATTGCTGAATCTTTCTCCTTTGTCTTAAGATCAACAAGACCATTATAAGCGTCCCATACCTTAATTTCATAACCATTTGCCGTGCCGAAATGTTCAATAAAATCAATGAAACGTCTTTCTTCATGCAATTTTACATAAAAAAGAGGATATCGAACTCTTAATAAAGTAGAAAATTCCTCTTTAAATTCATCAGTTGCCATTTCTTTAAGTATTTTCTCACTTGCACTTTTCTCAACTTTAGATTCACTAGGCATTTTGTTCCTTTCTACATCAATATTACATCTTATAAATTTTATTTACATCTACGATGGAGACAATGTTGTTGATATTCTAATAGCCTTGCCTCCTTTTGAAACTTGCAAAGGAGACCAAGTAGCTTTTGATTCAAATTTCTCCAAACTTTCTTCAATTTTCATTCTTCCCTGTTCAACCAATCCTTTTTCCCTTCCTCTCAACTCAACAGTATAATGGACTATATATCTTTTGTCAAGGAAATTTTCAACTTTTTTTTCTTTTATTTCTAAATCATGATCAGAAATACGGTAACTAAAACGAATTTCTTTAGTAACTCTTTTTTGAGATTTCTTCTTTTTAGATTCTCGATATTTCAACTTACCATAATCCAAAATTTTACAAACAGCTAATTTTCCGTGCTGTTCAGGAGCCATCTCAACTAAATCTAAATCCATTTCTCTGGCCATTTCAACGGCCTCTTTTAATTCTACCCCTCTTTGTATCCCCTCTCCTTCAGGAAGTACAAGATCTACTCTATTCGATTTAATTTGATAATTAATCTTGTGATCTTTGCTCATTAGCGATTTTTTAACCTTTCATAAAATTTAATTGTATTTTCATCTGTGTCTCTAAATTCTATAGACACTTTAATATCAGGAATTATTGAACCAAGTATACCTTCTACATCTTTAAATGGCAACCATGACGGATAGGGCGAAAACTTCTCTGTAGATTCTACTACTGAAAAAAGAGCATTTCTACGCAACATTTTTCTGCATCCACTTTTAACCATCTCGATTGCTTCTTCTTGTTTCATCATTTTTACCTTTATAAGCCAATTAGTAGAAAGCACAATCCCAAAATTAGATACAAGAGAGGAATCTCCTAAAATAAAAGACTTTTCTAAATCAGTGTTTCTTGGCTTTTTTATCTCTTTTTTTTCTTTTTCTTCCACTTTATTATACTCTTCACAACTTTTGGATAAATCATATTTAGACTTAAAAGACCTAATAGCAGCTTTATTTAATAAATGACTAAAATAAAAATTACCTTCTTTATCCTGTCCTCTTAAAAAATCTATATAATTCTCAAAAAAGAAAATTATATAATCTTTCATCATTAACCAATGAAAGGTCCCAAAAGCTTCCTCTAAAACGCTCCTGGCTCTATTAATATCTATTTGAGCAGGAACTCTTTGCAAAAGCAACTCCTCATTGTATTTTTCTCTATATAAATATACAACATAAAAGAAAACATCTGCTGTATTCCATTCTAAAATAGGTTTATCCCATCTCATGCCCGTGTATTTAGGTTTTTCTATATCTAAATAATCCAGAGTTTTTGGATATCTACCAGAAACAGCAAAACCTTCATCATTATCTTGTATTATATCATTCTCTGATAGTTTGTCAATAACTTTTTTAGATTTTTTAGATTTTTTAGATTTTCTCTTACGAGAATCTGTAAAATTAGGTCTTTCTCCTGTTACTTTTTCAAAGGCATCCTTCATCATTTTGTTAACCATATCATTCATCCTATTCTGGCCTTTCTATAATAAACTCTTCCTCTGTTTTATATATTCTTTCTCTTTTGCGACTATGACCTTGCAAATATCTGCAACCGTCCATAAAATCTACAGCTATAGCATCTTGTTTACCTGGATAAGTTCTTAGAATACGACCTATCCTCTGTAATGCTCTAGTAGGAGATTTTCCACCACCTGCTAAAATAAGGGTATCAAGAGGTTTACAATCTACCCCCTCGTCAAAAATAACACTGGCAATAGTGACACTGGGGTCCCCTTCTCTCATCTTGTCTAAATGAGATGCTCTTTTTTTCTTACCCGTTCCTCCATAGAGAAAAGTACTATCTGGAATCATATTTTCTAGCAATTTTCCATGAGCCACTTGCTTAACTAATATAAGTATCTTTCTTCCCTGAGAACGAAAGTAATTAGCAAAATTCAAGATTGAATTATTTCTCATTTCATTTTCTACAATTGCCTTTTTGTAAACAGTTACATAAGGGGATTTTCCTATACCCCTCATATTGTTCATATTACAAAAATATATATGAGGTCGAACAAGATATCCTCTTTGTATCAAAAAAGATGCAGATATATTTGCTATCATTTTACCAAAACAGGCATCTATTAAAATGTCATCTCCCAGATCTCTCCAAGGCGTTGCTGAATTATGAACAAGAACTCCATTCACGACAAATGAAGGATGCCCTTCCATTTCTAAATCATAGACGTAATCACTATATTCTTCCTCTACTATCTTGTTAATAATATATTCATTACAATTAATATTTTTAAATTTCTTTACTTCTCCATTTCTTCCTATATTATTTCCTAATAAAGAATTCATAGAAAAAATCACTTGATAACTATCTCTCTTTGCAAATATCTGCCTTCCATTTATAATGCCTCCTTTTTGAGGTTTTCTAATAGATAGACTAGAAGATACTCCTAAGCTTCTTAATAAACAAGAAAAATCGTTAGCCAAACAAATAGATGTTGTAGTATATCTGGCCTCTTTTCTATTCCTATCTTGTTTTGATGAAAAACATCCATCAGACATCATCATTCCATTAATAAGTTTCATCTTATAAAACTTATCCCATTTAAAAATTATTTCTGATGGAATAGTTTTTTCATAACAATATTTCTTACCTAAAAAATATTTCATCAAACAAGATAAAAGTGCACTTGAAATTCTTACTTCGCTAGAAGCTCCTTCCATTTTTCGTATTTTTGGATTTACAGATATAACCCCTATGCTATTGACATAATTTATGAATTCCTCCAAAATAGAATTTTCAACAGCAAAATTAATCCTATTTCCATCGAACCATCCATCTCCAATGAAAAATCCTATCAAAAAAGATATAGATCTAAAACTGAAATGAGGATATATACATACCCCATTCGCTCCTTCGGTATATATTTTTTCTGGTTTTGGTAGTATATCCTTATATTTAATATATGTCTTTAAATCTATTCCCGAATTTCTCCTAATTATATGATAAAACCTGCTCTTTGACATCCCCAGGTCTGAATAAATCAAACCCTCTAACCTAACTTTAACCCTAATCTTATCAGGATTTCTATAATTTTTTAGTAAAATTTGAAATATATCAAAATCTTTTACATCATCTTTATTCCAATTCTCTCCATTATCTGCTAATAACAAATCTTTTCGTTTAATATCACAAGATTTTAAACATTCAAAATCAGATCTGTTTCTGTCACTACTCCTAGGTATACAAAAAACAGAATGATCATCTGTTACAAGTATGTTATTCTTACCCCTATAATATATTTTCCTAATCTTTTTATCACACTTATGTCGTATTATTTTATTAATTTTTTTCCAGACAAATTCCTTACCGATATTATCCCATCCTCTTGATTCTATATCTAAACTAGAAATATCTATTATCTCATAATTTTGTTTCCGAAATAAAAGTAAATCAGAATATTCTTCTACATCTTCCCATAAATCTTCTATAGATCTTATATCTCCATCTTCATATATCCATCCGTATAACTCCAGATTAGAAGAAGGTCCTACCGACAAACCATATCTATATTGACAAGAAATAGAATTATCTGAAATTATTTGACAAGTTTCAGCTGCCCAGTGTTGCACCTCATCACAAATCATCAACCTACTATCCTGTATTAAATCTTTAATATCTTTTCTCATATCAGAAATATCAGTATTATCTTTAGTAACATCTTCATCATCAAACTTTTTCCAGACACCCCCTAACGCCCTAACAGCAGTTTGGTTGGTCATAACTGTTATATCTTCAATACTCTTTTCTCCACCGCCGACCATGCCCACTTTAACAGGTATTCTATGATATCTTACAAATCGTTCTATCTCATCTTTCGCCTGTTTTAACAAATCAATTGAAGGGACATAAAATACAGTAGGAGAAACTCCAAGACCAGCGATAATCCCACTGGCTATTGCAGTATTGTGATTAATCATTCCATTAGAAACAAAACTATGAGTTTTAGGAATGACAAAATCATAATTGTCAGATTCGCAAACTTCTATGCTTTTTATTTTATCATAATAATATTTTTCATCAATAACTTCTATCAATTCTGCAATAAGACTTTTCAACCTACTATAACCAGGATGAAACGCGCCTTCTTCTTGATAAATAAATCGATATTCTGCCCATTTTACGAAAGACGATAAGCTGCTTCTGCCTGGATTTCTCCAATAAGACCTATCAGACCATGATCTAAGAACATTTATTTTCGTATTACTCTCTTCTTCGATAATCCTTCTATACTTTTTACTTCCTAAAATATCTTTGATTATAAATCTAATTTCTCTAATCTTGCTATTTTGATTATAAATTAAATCCTTATTCGAATTATTTTTCCTATTAATAAAGTCACTATAATATTTATATGACTTTTCTCTTTTGTACCCCTCTGGGTCGAAACCTATAGTACCTATAAATTTTTTAATAAAATCCCTATATATAGTTAAAACAAAACAATCTCTGCAAGTAGTTTTCTTTTTTCTCTTAGATGAAACTATCCCCATATTCAAAAGAATATAATGTATTTGGTCTATTAATTTCTCATTTGATAAACCTAAAGTAATACTCATTTTTTTTTCATCCACTTCTACGCAACCATCTGTTTCATAAATGCCCCTTAAAAAAGCAGCAATCACAGGCTTCTCAGAAGTCCTAATAGACAATGGTATTTTTTTAGTATGAGCCAAACAATAATCAACGCCTCTATTTAATAAACTTTTTCTATATTTAGTATTATGCACGCAAACACTTCTAGTACTTTCTCTTCTTTTGTCAAAATAAGTACTAGATTTCATACCATTTTCATCAGCAAACGCACATACATATTCTTCAATATGGTCATCCGCTGTAGTAATCTGTATGCCATTTTTTTTACTTAAACTTCCGTCTCCATATAAAAGACCTAAAAGATAGGCTTCCTCTATACTCCATTCGCAATTACTTCCAAACATATTCTGATTTTTAGATAAAACAATAATATCATTATCTGTTATTTTATCTAATCTTTTCCACTCAAAACCACCATCATCACCAACAACAATAATTCTGTGGTTAGGAGTTCCAGTCAAAGAATAACCATACGAAGTTGTTATTTTTATAGAATCTCTCACCCCATCTCTATAGATATGAGAAGAAACATCTTTATCACTGTCCCCTAGAGGAGTATAAACATTTATTTGTTTTTCCCTATACTCTTCGCTAGTCATACCCTCTTCAATTTCACCTATTTCAATCATCCCTTCTTCTGTAAGACATAAAGATTCCTCATTTTGGCACTTGCCTCCTCCTGTCGCACACTTGATAATCCCTCTTTCTTTACCATTTTTCTTTACAACACTTTCTATAATATGCTGCTGATAATCTCTAGGCTCGAATTCATCAGACATATTATATATATTACTCTTCTCTGTTTTTTTGCGTATATCAATACAATTATATTGAACATTATTCTTTTGAAGATATATAAAAGCCTTATGCAAAAGACCTGTTGGAAAATGTAAAGAATTCTTTTTAATATGACATCTACAACTGGCTTGATTCCAGCATACAGTGCTTACTCTACCATCCCAATTCTTCTTCCATTCAGGGACATTTTGTCCATCAGTATGTTTTTTCACCATCCAGTAAGCATTTTCAGGGAGATAACCTAATTCTCTCTTAAACCCCTGATAAACATCACTGTCCATTCTTCCATCGATATAAGTGACAGTATGATCCACTCTTAAAACGATTGTTCCAGACAAATTAATTACCTCAACTCATTAATACTAACATCATCTACTACTAACCCCAGTTGAGGCAGTAATTTCTTCTTTTTCTTTTTTTTATTCTTCTTTTTATCTTTATTATTAAACATAGGAAGAGGATTTTCAAGAGTTGGATAATCCTTAAAGTCAGATGACATTTTTCTAAAAGAAGTGGTTTCAATGATTTTCATTTTTACTCTTAATCTCCCCGTATCTCCGATACATTTTTGTTTTTACTACTTTAATCTTGTCTAGTGCTTTACCGTATCTTCCATCCACTAAATCACTTATGGCAAATTTAATGGAAATCATAATATCCACCATAGATTGTTTCTTTTCTTTATCAGGAATTGTTACTAATTTTTGCTGAACTCCTAATAATTTATGATAAGCTACTATATGCTTACCCTGTTTTTCAATAAAATTAACTATATTCTCAAGCATATTTAAAGTGCGATTGAGAAATTGCTCATATTCTGCATTATCCATATTACTACCTCTTTACATACTTTAAAAATATGCAAAGATTATAACATCCTATTTTTCACTTTTCAACTACCAAATTCTATTAGATGATAAAAGTGCTTGAATCGTCTGATTTGGAGATGGTCCCGTATCATTAAATTGACTGTCTTTTAGCCTTAAAAGCACGTTAAATGGTACTCCTGGGTCTTTTCCACTTTCTATTCTTTTTTTCTTTGTTTCTTCAACTTTATTCCAGAATTCTTGCACATATGGTTGTAAACTCTTATATGTAGACCAATCTGAACCTCTAGTTGGCTCTAACATCTGTTCGGTTAATCCCCAAACCCAGAATGGAGTTCCATAATTAGGATAAATATTCTGAGCAATTTTATGATTTCTTATATGATTATCTATTCTCTTAGGGATGACACAAAGAAGTTCCATTCCTAAAATATTAATTAATAACATTTCAAAATCATTCAATTCTTCATCCGATAAGGTTAGTTCTAATAAACCATAATATTTTACATAGATATCGCTTTCATATATTTCTTTAATTGTTTCAAGAGGAGACAGCCCATGAGCTTTAATAGCCTCTATAAAAAGAAAAACATTTTGTATCACATGATTTTCAATATCATTAAGCAAAATATAATCTTCTGGTTCTTCACAATATCTTGCTATATCTATATCATTCCTATCTATTAAATAAATATCCACATTCTTTAAAGCCCTATCATTTATAGGACAAACGATATTTCTCATAAGACCCCATATTAGAGGTTTACTATAAAGAGTTTGTTTAGTTGGTTCTCCCAATTTCGTATAAAAAGACCCTTCTCTATAAAGAAAAGACCTTAACCTAGTTGCAATAGTTATTAAAAAATTATCTTCTTCTTCAAGAGTATCAAATAAAGCTTCACCAATAATAGATTCTGAGGATTTAATATACTCATATACTATCTTATAAATAGTATGTAAAATATTATTAGTATCTCCTATAGTCAGAGCAGATTCTGATGAATCTAATTCAAAAGTAATTGACACATCAACAAAAGGAACTCCCCTATGATGACAAAGATTTTTTAATATGGTCTTTGCTAATACAAAATCGCTAACATTATATTTCATATATTATCCCTTTTTCTTAGGTTTTATATTATATTTTTCTATTTCTTCTAAACTCATTCCCATAGCAAGTAATAAATCGTCATGAGTGTCGATTTCATTAAGAAATTTAACCGTATCTCGTATTTCTTTGAGAGTTATTTTGCTTCTAGGCTTTTTACTAATAGAAGATCTAGGTTTTGGTTTTGGTTCAGGTTTTGATTTACTCACAATCCCCATTTCTTCATCTAACTCTTTTTTTGCATTTTCTATCTGTTTTTCTGATTGTTCTGATAATACATCAAAAGATAAATCTAATAATGTCATTTCTTGTATTTCAAAAATAGTCATTTCATCACAAGGTTTACAAAAAATACTTAATGCTAAAACCTCTTTACTTGCATTCTTACTGGATTTCTGAATACCTACTGATAACAATTCCTGAGGTTCAAAAACTCTGCCACACTTTCCGCAGGTTAATTTTTCTTCCTTAAGTATCTTTTTTATCCATTGTGGTAAATTATTCATCTTTTACACCCTTATATAAACCTATATTATCATTATAAATTATTAACAAAAATCCTTTAATTATCACCTTTTTAACCTAGACTGTGCCTTGAACTTCTTCCAAGCCCTCATATGATGCTGTATCATTAGCATTTTCTTAGATCTGGTAACCCCCTTACTATTTATTCTATATTTTATCAAAGGTTCTTGAAAATTATGAAACTTTTTCCTAGCAGAAATGGCTCTAAGCCATAAATCGAAATCGGGCACAGTCCAAATCTCCTTATCTGTAGAATACCCTCCTAGTTCTAAAAAATCCTTCTTACGGAACATCGTGGTAGGGTCCATTATAGGATTTCTACAATCTTCTATCACCATTTTCGTTATATCGACATGGTTCTCTGGGGGGTAGTTAGAAACCCTAATATCATTTCCTTCTTCATCTATATTTATTACCCAAGAGCCTATACAAAAAACATCTGGATTTTCATTGAGATACTCTACTTCTTTACTAAATCTATTTGGGAAACTAATATCATCCGCATCTTGAATGGCTATATATTTACCCTCCGCTCTTTCAACAAGCTCGTTTCTGCGAGCAGATATTCCCTCTTTGCTCCTTTTGATAGAGATAAAGAAACTTCCAGGAAAATTATTCATTACTCTACTTACTATTTTCTCTGTATTATCAGTACACCCATCTAATATTATACCTACTTCAAAATCTCTAAAATCTTGCATGAGAAGAGATTGAAGAGATTCCTCAACGAACTTTTCTCCGTTGTAAACAGTCATAATCGCACTAACTAATGGTTTTGCCATTTTTAAAAACCTCATCATAAAGTGGATAAATTTTAGACCAATCATGTTGCAAAACTTGTTTTCGTCCCTCTTCTACAAGTTCTTTTCTAATATCCTTATTATATACTGTTTTACTAATTGATCTCACATATTCATCTATTTTAATTGCTCCTGGACACTTATACCCCTTCATATCCTCTTTACTAACTTCAACAACAATACCACCTTTTTTATCTTTCACATCTCCTACATTCATAGAGACCCAAGGCAAACCAGCAGCTTGAGATTCTAAAATAACCAATGGAGATACTTCTTTTTTAGAAGCGAATACAAAAGCATCTGCACACTTAAAAGCCGCAACAACATCTTCTCTAGGTAAATCCCTAAAAAAGTAATTTTTATATATAGACATAATGTTTCTGCAATTAGACAAGAACATCTCTCCATATTTGTATTGAATAGTATTAAAAACAAACGCAACTGCTGATTCTTTCTTAAAATTGAGATCTCCATGATTCCCTATTTTACATATAGAAGAAATAAGCTCTTGACCTTTTCCATAAAAGAACTGCCCCACATTTAAAAATAAATACTTCTCTTTTATACCGTATTTTTCTCTAAAATTTATAGCGTTATTATCAAACTCTGATAAATCAATACCGTTAGGAATGACTATTGGCTCTAAACAATTATATAAAGCCCATTTATAATCTATAGTGGTACTAGAATGAGTAATTATATTAAATTTTTTCTTATTATTTTGCAATATTCTTAAAATATCAGGATGAAACTGCATATGATATGCCCCTACAAGAGCCACAGATACATCAGGTTTAATCTTTTTTATATTTTGGAGTATTGCATCAAACCCCCAAAAAGAATCGCTATAAATCCATATATGCTCGTTCTCATTAACTTGAGAAACAATATCATCCCCCTTCTTGCATTTGAAATACTCTACATTGTTTTCGCAAAAATAAGAATTCACACTAAAACTATATACTTTTACACTATATTGACACGTATTAGCCAATCTTTCTGAAACTTGCTTAATAACCGTCTCAGATCCCCCTACGTGTCTATGAGAAAAATTACAAAATATTCCTAATTTCATATTTTATCCTTAATTTGATTTCCTAATACCAAACTATCAGCTTTTTTCATATTATCTTCCGCCCAAAGAGGCTGTAGATTATTTAACGACCAACAATATTTAAACTCTACATCATTTACACTGTTATATTTAAAGAAACTCAATGGAATAATATGATCTATATGCCATTCTTCCCTATTCTCCCAAGTCATACCATGTTTAAATAATCTCTCTAAATGAGCTTTTAATTTTTCCACCGTGTATCCAACAATATCTTCCCAGTGTCTACCACCTTTAGATATATTATTATCTCTCAAAGAATTTCGAATACTAGAAGCCATATTTAAATTCAATCTAAACATAGTATCTTCTTTATATCTTAGATTGCGATATTTTAATACATTTTTTAATATCTTTTCTTTATTCTTTTGATAATATTCTTTTCTACTCCTACTAGTTTTATCATTATACTCCTTTACTTTATCTGGGTTTTTCTTTCGATATTCTCTTTTATTCCTGTTTAATCTAGTTTTATTCTTATTTCGATATTCTTTATTATATTCTCTAATCTCTTCACGATGCTCTTCTCTATATTTTTTCTTTTTTCCCCTCAAATCTTTTTTATGAGTTTTAGAATAATGTTGCCAACAACATTTATCAGAACAATATTTTGTTTGTCTCCCAATTAATTTCCTATCACACATTAAACATTTTTTATTGTTCATAATTAACTCCATATGCCATTCTCTGAACATTTTCTATATCGACATCTGTCCCCATATGTCCTAATCTTTTTATCTCCCATACCAATTTAAAGTGACCTTCATCTGGATTTGTTGGTTTTAAAAATAATTCACACAAATTTTTTAACACTTTTTTATTTTTCTTTACTCATTTTTATCTCCTTAATACATTATAATAACATTATAATATTATTATTAAAATCCTTTTTTATTTTTGAATAAATTAAAAATTTATGTTAAATAGATATATCTGTCGATAATAAAAAATAGTGACATATTTTATGGAGATTAATTATGGAAAAGAAAAATAAAAATATAATGATTATGGTATCAGAAACAATGCATCAAAAGTTCTTAAAAGCCTGTCATAACGATGAACAGACTATGAGTGAACACTTAAGAGAATGTATTAAAAATAAAATTAGAAAATCAGAAAAGAAGATTTAATTATCCATACAAAAGACAGGTATATTATAATTTTTCCACTTTTCTTGGAATTTTTGCCAGCTATTCATAAAATACTTTCTTCTATTCCCTCTTAACGCTAAATCATGTTTTTGATGATGTACAATCGGATTGTAATTCCATCCTATTTTATATTTTTTTTGATAAGCTTTGAAACAAAAATCTGGATCTTCAAAATATGCTGGACTAAAAATCTCATCAAAACCCCCCAATTCTTCAAAAATAGGTTCTCTAATCATCATGCATCCACAGCCCACGTAATTAAAAGATTCTTTAGAAGAATTTATTTTTTGATAAGGATAGAAATCTTTTTCCCTGAGTCTCCACGCCTCTTTTCCGACAACCTCATATCCTTTCTCAAAAAAATCAAAATAACTATCTTGCCAACCTGATAATACAAACTGATCATTATCTAAAAAACATACAGACTTAGCGTCTGGGTATTTCATTCTAGATATTGTATATCCTTGATTCCTACCCTTAATTATTCCCACATTTTCAATATTAAATTCGACAACAATATTATTGTGCTTCTTTTCTAATTCATTAAGATATATCGTTGTGGCAGCTGTAGAATTGTTATCAATTACAATTAAATTAAAATTTTTTGTATATTTATAGAGATGATCTAAACATTTTTTTGTGTGATGGAGATTATTATAAGTTAGAACAACTATATTTAACTGACTCATTTTTAGATCCCAAAAAAGATAACTATGTTCTAATTAGTTATCGTAATTGGGTCGCTAGTTACTGAAGTCCCGAAGTCATATGTGTCATAAGGAACAAGCTCTGCATACCACTGTTGACCTGCAGCCAATAATCTTGCATCTATTATGGAGCTATGAGTTCCTATACTCGTCCTAATATCTCCAGAAGAATATGTGTTGTCCTCAAAGACCTCAAAATAAGAATCCGTTGAAGGATCATTATATGTATAAACATGTGTGAATGTTTCTTCTCCAGGTAATTTTCGATACCATTTCACTGTTGTCCTGTCTTCTTGAGCAGTAGTGTCTACATCTCCAAGAGCAGTTATCTCAAAATCAAAAAATGTCCAATTTAAAGTTATATTTGTGTCTTTAGGAAAAACAGTAGCAGAATATTCTACATCATAAATTTTTGGAAGAGAATTCTGAACAACCACTTCATCTAAAATCACAGAATCTCCTGTAGCAGTTGCCGTGCGTGGCACAACTTGAACAGAAATCCTGTTATTGTATCTCAAACCATAATCCCTGAAATTCTCAACTCCAATTTCGTTTACTCTTAATTGCTCAATTGGCACCCCGCTAGGAGTGTCTATACCATAGATACCCCTCTTAAATGTATCTCCATTTACATACCATATGATTTCAGAATTATTTTCTGAAGTATCAGCATGAAAACTTTCGCTAAAAGGAGGAGATATAACTGCCATTGTATCACTAGCTAATCTACTAGTTATATTACCATCTGAATCTTGAGCCTTTACGAATATAGAGTCCATTACTGGCACAGACTCTATAACCTCTACAACACCCGATTTTGTTCTTGTCCCAAAAATAGAACCATCGCTTACTTCTATTTCATAGTAAACTTTATCTCCCGCATTTAATATTGAGACTCCTTGTCTCTTTACCCAATCTACAACTGTCATCCCTGCTAAATCATCACTATCAGGATAGGACAAAGAAGTCTTTGTGTAAAAAGGATCTGTAGGATCTGCTATATCATTCCATTTTCTTAGATTGGATAAATAATCTATCCTATTACCATTAATATACCAGTGTATTTTTGTTTGATCTAAATCCTCTGGATCGTAATTAGTATCAAAATAAGTATAAGAAACTTCTATAATACTATAACGATGAGGGACCTCATTTGTAATAACAACACTACTTGCTTCTGGAGATGCTTTAGATACTGGTGGAAGTAAATCTTTACCAGTTGTGTACTGATAACCAATTCCATATATCTCTATTGGAGTGGACTCTGATTTATTAGATATCTTTAAACCTACCTTATAGTTACTATCATTTAAAATACCTATCTTATAATCTCCATCAACATAATCACTATCTATAGAAGGACCTAAAATAATCAATCCATCTCTAGGATATAATTTATATTGATCAGTTGAAATAATTTCATCATTCTTGTTATATATGATTACTGAAGCATATGGGTCCCATGGCCCAGAATGAGCTTTCAATGTAAAATTATCTACTTTATCTAATGACTCTTGTGCAAACTCGGTAATATCTTGAGAAAATCTAATAGGTATAATAACTTTTCCATTTTGGTTAACAGAAGGTTTCGAATTAAAATGATAATCTTGCCAATTACTAGAATTAGAATTTGCCACACCAATTTTTATTTGTTCATCATTAACTTCATTAGCATCAACTCCTAATACAACTTGATAAGGAGAAACACCTTCGTCCTCCAGATTGAGATAAAGATAAACAATGTTCTCTGTATTATAAATAATTCTAACAGACGTTAACGACGGAGACGGTGGAGCTGTCAGATACTCGTCTCCCAACTCTCCACTATTAAAACCAGTTATCATAACTATTTTGAATTTAATATATCTAGCATAAAGTTCATCAAAATCTGCTGTTTCATTATACTGATACTCAGTTGAAATAGACGTATAATTATAACCATCAGTACTCGTCTCTATACTCCAACTAGCACTTGCATTACTTATTGGAATATTAAAATTAGCTGTTATACTATTAACAAGAACCTCTGCTCCCAAATCCTTCACAAACTCATATGTCCCATATCCTAAAGCCCCAACTGCTTCTGAGTAAAATATACCAGAGACATCATCTAAATAATCTTCACTTACAATTGTTAAAGCCTGTCCTCCTGTCTCAAATGCAATTTTATTAATATCCCTAGTATCTGATGTATTAGCTTTTACAGATAAAGTAGGAGGATCTACAATGCCCATATTAGAAACAAGCACTGGAACCTCTTTATCCCCATCAATGTTATTAATTTCAGTTATCGCATTATCAACAGTAGCGGTAGATATTGAAGATTCATTATCTGTAAATAAATAAATCAATTTCTTCTTAGCATCTATATCTGTATCAGACATCAAATCAGATGCTGACACGAGGGAATCATACATCAAAGAAGCCCCAAATGGAGTAGAATAAGAAAGGTCATTGAGATTACTTATAACACTATCTACAGAACCATTATTAGAACCGATAATCCTATTGATAGAAGGTATCCAATCAACATTGTTATAACAATCAATTACCAAATTACTAGGAATTCTTTTCTTTTCTTTTCTAAATAAAGAATTAACACTATTACCATCCTCAATGACAGGATTTGTTCCCCTATCTACAGTTTGGCCATATGGTCCATCAGGATCATCAGAAACAACAGTAACCTGAATAGATATCTTATATGGTCTTCTAATTTGCCCAGTTGATATTAACATAGTCACTGGATTTTTACCTGGATTAGTTATCTGCTCATCCCCTGAAATTCCCCCTTGAGAAACTATATAACTATCCGTTATATCGCTTCCCGCTCTTTCTTGGATAGTTGATGTTTCTTCAAATATATCTTCAGAACGAGGTAATAAAGTTATAGCCGTTCTTCCATTTTCAACAGTTATCCTGTCACTAACAAAAAGAACAGGATGAACGATTGTCTTGTCATTTATAGTATTAGCGGATTGCCTCTGATAACTCTCACTTTCATATAATTCTGTATCACTATCAGAAACATCCTCGAACTTTAGAAAACCTCTTACAATGATATCCACTTCTTCTGTAAGATAATGTCCATTGCGCTTAAGCTCTATAGGAACTGTTAATGACTGTTTCCCGTTTAATTTTAATTCTATTGTTTTATATTCTTGTGCCATTATATTTATCCGAAATTAATGTCTATAGAATCATCTCCTCTTGCGTCAGTATACCCCCCTATAATATAGATATAAGGACTTCCCGAGACATTACAATAAGCTGCGCTTGCTCCATGTTTAGCTGTTAACATTCTAGTAAGTAAATTAGAACTATCTTCATTTTCAAAACTAGCATTATAATCAAAGTTGTTTGATGAAACAGTTATTTGCTCTACGGCATCTAAACTAGAAGAAGAACTATCGACTCCTCCAAAAATATAATAATCAGCATTATCAGTAGAAGGAGAAGGATCGTATTCAGCCATAGCAGATTGAAATTTAGGAGAAGGAAAATCTCCTAGATAACCACTATTAAATTGTATATATCTTTGAGTACCTGTTCTTGTCATTGACAATTCTGGTGATATGCAAAAATCATCACTAGGATATACAAAATTACCTCCAGATTCTTTTGCCCCATTAAAAACAATAATCTTATCATCGTATTTTATAGATAAAGGAAATATCCTATTATAAGTTAAAATTTCATCTGTAAATAATATATCAGAATAAGCCCACTGATCATCTTCAATACAATATCTGAGTATCCTATTATTGTATTCTCTAATATCAGAAGAAGAAGATGTAATAGACACTCTTTTTATTCCACTTAGTACATAAATATAATTCTTTGCACCAATAACGAAATGTTGAGCAGTTCCAAACGCTACTCCCAATCTATCTTCAAACGCTCCTGTACTAATTACAGGAAATGGAGTCAAAGATTCCCATAATCCAGTGTCTGTATGATACACCTCATTAGCAAGACTAACATCTGCCTCTCCATTTTCTAATAAATTTAAAGAGATACCTCCAAGAGTATAAATATCTGTTCCTATAACAACCGTTGAACCTCCGAACCTAGGAGTAATCATATTAGAAACAGTGCTCCATTCATCATTATCCGCATCATACCTTTCTGTAATAGATGATATATCTGCACCATTCCCCTTCATCCCTCCAGCTACATATATATAAGATCCAACTGACCCCACAAACGCATTTCCTCTACTTTGAGTCATTTCTCTAACAAGGGTCCACTCATCATTGTTTATATCATATCTTTCCATTGTTCTAGAATAAGGAGTTACAACCGCACTTGATATAGTAGTTACAATACTAGGATTAGAAACCGTATCAACAGTCTCATCCTCTCTATTTATAGTTAAATTAACCTGAACAAAAACATTCCTATCAGTCTCTCCGTTTTCGTCATAAACCGAATACATCTTAATAGTTTCAGTTGTAGTTTCTTCTGGAACCCTAGAAGCAGATAAACGAACAGTTACATAACTAAACCCATCTGACTCAGTTGCAGTATAATAAATATAACGACTTGCTATAAACAAATTATCTATAGTATTATTTCCAATTGATACATATATCGGAGTATCATCTGGTATAGATTCCCCTCTCCATAAAACTCTCACCTTAACATATACATCTGAATCATGTTTAACCAGAGTGTTGCCATCTGCATCTAAAAAATTATCATTATATACTTCTATTCTTTCCCCATCGTCAATCACCCATTTAGAATCTATAACTAGAGCCAAGGGTTCTTTTAAGGCTATTGGGCAAGGAGGAATACCATTATAAAAATCTCCCCCTCCAAAAAGAACAAGAGGCTGATCATTAACAAAAATTGTTGTTTCTCCCTTTGCGTATACTACAGGAGACCATCGTGGTAAATCACATTGAGTTAATCCTTTTGTATCATCTTTTGCAAGACATAAACATTTATTAATTTCATTTTCATCATCACAATCAGAATTATTAATAGCTCCCGATTCAGAAGCAAATTTATTCGCCCTTATATAAAAATATGTGATATCTGACTCTTCTTCATCATTAAGCTGAATGTAAGCATCTCCATAATCTACAAAACCATTTCTTCCTATATTAAGAACATATCTGCCAGTGTAAGGATCTAATTCTTCCGAAACTTCCCCATGAATAATTTCTAAATTATCATCTCCTAAATTAACATGAACAACTTGCCCAGAACTTAATTCAAATACTTGAGAATCATCCTGATCAGCACAATTAATAAAACAAGTAGAAGCTTTAAAATCACTGGTAGTATTTGCTGGATCTCTAGAAATTTTCATCCTTTTATAATCAGAACCATCTGTCCATAAAGGATAAAGATCAGCATCTAACCATCCAGCCCCTCTCCACGCTAGAGAAGAACCATATCCTCTCCATCCTCCATCTACTTCCATAAGAAAACGAGCTTGAAATTTCTCAAAACTATCTGGATCATATTCTAGTCTTATATATTGTTTTGCAGTAGATGACAAACCATTATAAACTATTGTTGCACTAACTTCTTGCACTTCATCTATCTTTGTGCTTCCTCTTTGAATAGGACCCAAAAATACACTTCTGGCTACACCATTCCTAGTATAAGAATAAACTCCATTAGGAATAGGAACATTATCTACAGAATACAAATTTCTTTCATTCCCCTGAATAGGAACTATTTTCCATTGAACAACTGTAGAATCATCGGGATAAGTAACCAAAGATTTATCAGTAGGATAATCAGGATGTAGAATTCTAGCAATAGCTTGTTGTTCCGCTACGCTTTTTCCATCTATTTCTGGATCTCCAGCTTGTATGTCTATTTGCAATATACTTTGAAATAATATATAAATATCTTTTACCGAAGAATACCCAGCATTAGATCCTTTCACAAATAATCTAACAGCCTGAGGCATATCAGGAGCATAAATAGGAATATCAACATACGAAATAGTTGTAGAGACAGTCTCTCCTCCTACTTCTCTTGTCTCCGTCCCTAGTAAAACTCCCATTGTAGAATTAGGAGGAGTAACAATAGTACTAACTTTAGTCTTAGGTCCCTCATAAGGTCCAGCAGAAGTTGTGTTGCCCGCATTAGCACACAAATTAGTATTATCAGCATCCCATACTGCAACATTGATAGACCCAGAAGAAATGGGCTCCCCTTTATATTTTAATTTAGCTCTAGCAACAAATGGAGTAGAAGACCCCATATAAACTCCATTAAACATTTCATTATCTATAACTAAATATTTTTCCTTAGTATAAGGATCAGTTTTTTGCACATAACATCTCTGAGGAACTTTAAGATTATTTTTATTCTCAAGCTCAATTTCCCATGGATTAGTGAATCTAACATTAATAGTATGAGATAAATATTCAAATATATTATCTGAAGAAGAGTTACTTTCTTGAGTAGAACTCTCTCCATCAACTCCTTCAATCGCGGCTTCTATAGCTGAGGCATATTCTGCAAAAGGCCCACTAACAGCGACATTATCAGAACCAGAAGAAGGGGACACATACCCAGTATTCGGAATATAAGATTTAATTTGAACATCAAATTCTGCATTAGAAATCTGAGAGATAATACGAGTATCAGTTGTCATCCTAAGAGTTGCTTTTAAAACTCCCCCCTCTGTTCTTGTAACAAAGAAAGTATAAGCATCACTGTCGTCAAATTCTAAAGTAGAAGTAGTATTAAAAACATCATCTGCTTGAGTCTCTCTCGTTATAGTTGCGTCTATATACATGCGAATAGGAGTGTCCTCAGAAATAGCCACACCGTATTGATCAGTAATCGATCCATAAAGGACAACAGTATCATCAAAATAAGCTTCTATATCTTCAGGATTCTTTTGAGGCTGATCCCACTGTAAACTTACACTATTTCCATCAATAAGTTCATATCTAAGATTATTCACATCAATTAATGGTATCGCATTATCATCTGCATCAGAGCTAGGAGTAGATACTAAAAACAGAGGTTCAGAAGCCCTTCCATACTTATCAATGTTCACGATGGAATAGTATGCATCTACATCATTATCTATATTTCTATGAACAAAATTAGTAGAAGTAGGTTCTCCCGAAAAAACCATAGAACCATTCGAGTAACCACTCTGATCAACAGATGGATAATCTAAAGATGAATAAAAAATTCTTATTCTTTTAATTCTATTATCACTTGGATTTACCCATCTTAAAAATGTTTTTTTATTACCCGCAATAATGGAAGAATACCCTGAAACTTCTATTGGAGAGGGAAGAGAAGAACTCAAAGAAACAAAATAAGTATCATCTTCTGTATCTGGAATTGTTATTTCTAATACAGTTGCATCTTCTGCAAAACAAAAATTGCCCAAAGAATTATAAGTATAAATTCTATAATAATAAGTCTCTCCTAAAACAAAATCATAAGCATCAGATACATAATGTATCCCTGAAGAAACAGTTTCGTCGTATATAATATCCCCATCTTCTTCCCAAGAAGGAATTCTAATAGAATTGCGAACAATTCTGACACCCCCACCCTCAAAATTATAATCATCGGGAATTTGAAATTTTAATACTACTAACCTATCCCCATTGTCTTCTTTAACGCCAATATATTCCGTATCAATTTGCTCATTTTCTCCATTATATATTGGATTTTCAGTAAGATAGGAATTTATGTAACTAGAACTTCTAGCCTCATTATGAACACTAATTTCTGTCATCTTACCTCTAAATGGATATATGCCAAGAGCAGTCCCGTCTTCCCCTATATTTACGTTATAATTAACATCGCTAAAATGAGAAGCAACCCCTAATAACGCCACTTGCTCTGATTGTCCATTTAAATAAAATGTAACATCAGAACCTCCATTATAAGTAACCGCTACGTGCTGCCACTTATAAGACTGTAAAGTTAAAGTAGAAGCTTCCGCGGTAGCCCCATCTCCGATATTACAACCTAAGTTGCCACTTGAATTTGTGGCAAAAGCATAATTGAAAGATGTAGTATTATCCCTACTCAAGAAAACAACCTCTGACACATTATATGGATACACCCATGCCGATATTGTAATGCTATTATCAGATCCAGTAAACAATATTTCTGTTCTATTGTTAGGATCAGAAGCACTAGCGTATCCTCCTTCTCCGTCAAAAAATAATCCTGAAGATCCTTCTGGAACAAATTCCGAACTATACCATCTTGGATCTTCTCTTGTAAAAGATAAATCTAAATTACCGACAAAATCAAATATATTAGACCCCTCTCCTTCACTAAGATGCCATAGCCCTAAAACACTTGAATCTTTATTAATACCATTTGCAACTAAAGGAGAATTATCCTCAGGAAAAGTTTCGAATATAGAAATACCTCTAGGAACATTTCTAGTTTTTGGAGTAACCTTTATAGTTCTTCCTTCACTAACAGCTAAATCTGAATTATAAGTATAAACTCTGTAATAATAATCTTGCCCTTCCGTTAAGCCAGTATCCAAAACTCTACCAATAAATCCATCAGACACAGAGGTCCCAGAACCTGGAGTATATGCAAGCGGATAATCTTCGTTACTCCTTACTACTCTAATACCAGAATAATTTGCATCAGCATCAGTTGAAAGAATAGAATTTACTGTATTAGTGTCATTCGTGTCTATATTATCTTCTAATGCCCCAAAAAAAAGCACATTAACATATACAGCTCCATATTCAATTAAATTATATTTAATTTCACCTGGATAATTGTTCTCTATCTTAGTAACAATGTCTTTAGCTATATCATGTCTAAAATTATTATTATCATTCCACGTCATACTGCCACTCTGATCCATAACAATGGTAACTACGCGATCATCTAATTCTAATTCTATTTTTTCAGTTCCATCTCCCTCATCTGTAACTTTTGTATTTTTCAATTTCTGATTTAAAGTATCTGAAAAATAATTCAAGACTTCAGTAGTAGATTCTGTAGGATTCACTACAATTTTCTCTTCTGCATCCTGAACAGCATCAAAATCACTATATATACGATGAGCCTGCCTTTTATCATAATTGATATACCATTGTCCTCTGGACAAAGAAGATTGACCATTAATGGCTTCGTAATATACTTTAGTATTCAAAGATGGCATTAACATTCTCCATTTTATATTTTAATGGCTGATGGGAAAGACATATACTCATCATTGTCTACTGTCTCCCAAATAACGAAATTATCTACATCTCCACCCGCTGATGACATCACTAAAAAATAATTATCACCATAAGTCGCAGCAGAAACATTCCCGTCATCATCCAAACGTGTTATATTAAAATTATACCAATCATCTTGCACAACTTGATTAATAGTATTCTTATAATCATAAACTAATAAAGGGTTAGATGGATTATTTGAGGATTCGTATAGCTGCATATGTATGGTAACATAAGGACTAACGGTCTCATTTGGACCCTCTGCATAAGGAGTCTCTGAATCAACCCCTATATATATCTTATCAATAGCACACTGTTTTTCCTTTATTCTTATTCCTAAACTATGCTCCTGATTATCGGGAATAGTTACAGTTGTATTCACCCACTGCCATTGCTCTGCTGAAGGATCTCCTAAAGTTTCATTAAGAGTTCTTACAACCTCTCCATCTAAAAGAATCTCCATAGAAATTGTATTTGATTCTAAAGATATACATCTTATCCATAGATCATACGTATCATCATTAACAGCCTTAATAGGGTAGCACACTACAGGAAATCTAGAAAGATTGTCATTATGTAATATCATATATCCATTCCCTGTAGAACCTCCTACTGTATCCGCAAAATACAATATATTTCCACTTCTAGTACTAATAGAAGAATAATTAGTAGCGTCTATTACTACAGGCTCCGTATTATATAAAGACCAGTAATCTCTAGAGTTAGATCCTACCCTTCTTAAATACACACTTGCTTTTGTGGGAACAAATTCTCCATTTACTTCAAATTCTTGAGCCAGCCTCAACCTAATTAAAGGATCTTCAAATATATAAACTTTCCCTTCTCCAGAACTTCCAGCTGAAGAAGCATCTGCTCCTACTGCTAAAAACCTATTGTAAATAGTAACAGAACTACCGAAACTATCCCCCGTAGACAATCCTGATACATATATTTTTTTTAAATGTCCCCAATCTCTTTTTTTGTAAAAAACATCAGCCACTCCCTTATCGTCAGAACCAACTGAACCAACTATCAAAAAATCTCCTTCCAACTCAACGCTACATCCAAATCTATTACCTTCATAACTATTTTCATTGACCCCTGTAACTTTTTCCACTTCATACCATCTATCTACCTTTTTATACACATAAACCGCTCCAGAATTTACAATAGAATTAGCATCTTCATATTGTGCCCCAATAGCTAGATAAGAAGAAGATACTGATATTGATCCGCCAAACTGAGCATTTTCCTCCCTATTAGAAGGATACAAATTATAGGCAAATTGCCAAACCTCAGAATCAGAATCAAAGGAATACACATAAGCAGCCCCACTGCCATTGCTATTCCCTGTCGCTCCGACTATAATATCTTCGCCATCAAACGCTACTGATGCTCCAAAATAGTCTCCTATTGTAGGAATCTCCGAAACAATTTTCTGATATTGAGTCCATCCATTAGTATTGTTAGTAGAATTTCTCTTAAATATATAAATAGCACCTTTACTACTAGAATCTCCTGGAGCCCCAACTACAAGATACGCTCCAGAAATAGATACTGAAGATCCGAACAAAGATCCAGACACAGCATCTGACCCTACCACAGTATAATAGTTACTCCACGTATCTCCTCCATCATCTTTGTAAATAGCCGCCTCTCCCTTATCTCCATTCTCATTTTCTGCTCCAATAACTATATATCCATCATCCATATCTACAGAACAACCAAAGCCACTCATGAGCAAAGATAAATCTTTAATCTGACTCCATTCCTCATTTAATCCTCTTTTATAAAGATAGGCAGCATTATTTCCTCTTTCGCCTACAACTAAATAATAACCCCTTAAAGAACAAGCACTACCATATCTATAATTATCTAGACCTGTTGCATTAGTTAAAATATTATGTTGAATATACGCCATTTTTTCCTCTTATATAGGTACACCTGTTGAAAGTCTCATTGGATAATCAAAAGAAGGAACTCTAAACATATTATTACCAAAAACCCAAACATCATTACCAACAATCAATATTTTATGAATAGTTTGCAACGCTGTATTCTCTTTGGGTTTTATTACATTATCTTCGATAATAGCATAAGTCCCATTACTAAGTCCCACTACTGTCTTATCGACACTATCAGTATCTATACAATTAATAGTTACACCAGATTCCCATATTATTCCTAGATCTATATCTTGCAAAGAAGCATTATCACTATTAAAAGTTCCATTATCAGAATAAAGTCCTTGTTTAGTAGCAACATAAGTATTTGTATAACCAAAACGAACAATATCTAATATATCCAAAGCAGGACCAATACCTGTTGATACAAAATTATATCCATTTGCAGATAGTTTTATTTCTCCATCTATTACAGCAAATAACACATTTGAACTCAACATAGTAGAGACAGGAGAATTAGAAGAGACACTCTTATCCCAATCATTAACCAAAAATGATTTTGCATATATACCATCATCACCTCCAATAATCAAATTATTTCCCACATACCCCATACTATATAAATTATTAGACAATCCACTTCTGGTATAATCAGACCATGTTGCACCATAGTCTTGAGATTCATATATATTTGTATCTGTTACAATGTAAATATAATCATTCGCCCTATATATATCTCTGACCATAGTTGTCGAAGATACAGATACAGACACCTGTCCTATTTCAAAAGTAGTAGAATCTATCTCTAATACTCCTCCCCGTCCTCCTACTAAAACTTTACCAGTTTCAGAAACATAGATTACAGCAGAAGGATATATCAGTGATAAAGAATCTGTATTTTCACTAGACTCTAATTTGTAATTAATAGTAGAATTCAAAGTGTCATACCAGTTATTTCCGTATGGTATAATATTTCTACTTTGCAATAATGGACTATATATAGATTGCATATCTGGCCATTGCTTTTCTGTATAAATACCTAATTTAGTTATATTTACTTGTTGAACCTGAGAGAGGTAAGAAGGCAATCCTGAATACACATCCTCAAATGCATCCTCTATCTCTCTGTGCAAAAGAGCCCCAGCATTCTTTGTAGAAACTCCCATTATGTCAACTCTCATATCATCATATTTATCAAATGGAATACCAAATTCGAATAACCCATCAGAAGTATTTATAGAAGTTGTATAACTAGTTCCCTTTGTTTGATTGGTATTATAATAAACTGGAACTTCTGTAGTAGTCGTTTCTCCAAAATTAGATGTCACAGATACAACTGTTACTAGCTGAGTATTAATAGCAGGATAAACAAAATCTGTCTTCAACTGCTCGTATATTTGTGATAAGAATTTATCTATATCAGCAAATAGAGTTCTCACCATAGTGACAACAGTATCTCCACTGGTTTCTGCTAATGAAGTAATCGAATCTAAATCTGTTGTTACATTAGAAGCATATGTGTCAGCGATATCTTTATGAGCTGTCTCATCATCATAAGACGGAAGAGAGAAATTAATAAAATTCTCAGCACTTATGCTAATAGTCTCTTCTGATTCTCCAAATTGAAGACCATTCTGATATACATATAACTTAGCATCATATTTATCTCTGGACCATCCTCCATACTCAGCAAAATAAATATCATACTTATTAGATACTTCAACATAACTACCTTGAGAAATTGCTTCATCAAAAAAGACATTATGAGAAGACCCTTCATTATTATAATAACATCCTATCTTTTGGACAGCATTATCAACATAAAATGTAGGTATAGATGTGTTTTTTTGCTCATATTGTAGCCACATCTTTTCATTATCATCAAAGATATATAATTTCTTTTCTGCACCGATAAATAAATCATTACCAATAACTGCTAAACAAGTAATTGGTACTGGATTATTTTTAATATTGGTTAAAGGCCATACCGAAACAGAATCAGCATCAATTATGGTATAAATAGATAAATTTTCAGATCCTTGAGGGCCCTCATCTGTTCCTACATATATCTTGTCATTAAATATTTCCATCCTTCTAGAATAAGAACAATCCAAATCCATGACCTTTGAAAAATCTCCGTCACCTAAATCTTTTCTATAAACGGCAGTGTCTGCTAACGCAAAAATATTGGAAGTTGTTTTTATAAATTTTCTTATCTTAATAAAAGAATCTAATTCTGTTATATAACTCCAACTTCTACCGTTATCAATAGATTGAATAAGACCCAACTCATTACTAACTAAAATCCTACCAGTTACTCCATTAGAACCATCTATAAATTCATCTTCATATATAATACCATAAGCTTCTGAAGTTCTAGGCCCAAATATTGATAACTTTTCCCAAGTATCTTCTATATATGGAACATATTGGCTATTTAATCTAAACACTCCCAAGTCTGTTGATAAATAAAGATTCCCCGTAGAGTCTTCCGCAATATCTCTAATAGCTTTTACAAAATCAAGACCTGACATTTTTCTCCAAGAACGGAAACTTGTTCCATTTGAGATATATACATTCTGAGCAGTAATAGCATAATAATCTCCAGCATCAGATTGATATATCCTATGAACAGTAGATGGAAATGTTTGTCTTTGCTCCCATTCTCTACCATAATTATCACTAAACCACACCCCACTACTCGTAGCAGCAACTAAAGTTTCTGTTTCTGGACCTTGAACTATATCATAAAAAGCAACAGCATCTCCCATCTTATTTCTATCCTCGTCAGAATAAGATTCTGCTAAACTATATAAATAATTATCAAACGTTTGCATCGGTAATTTAAGAGGTATTAATCTTTCATTTATTCTTCCACTATGATGAATTTGCGGCATTTGCTCTGAAGAAAACATCCCCGTCTCAAATTGATCTGCACTTAAAGATTTAACTCTAGATGATGGAAGTTCTCCTGAAACTTCTGAAACATTGACCAATTCAATTCCAATAGAAGGAGCCGCAGAATACGGAGTATCTGGACAATTATCTCCCCTGCAAGCAGAATATAGAGGCTCTTGAAATACTATCTCTCCATTATCTACATCTATCTCATAAGAGACTGGGGATTCTCCTATCTGAGCTTGCCTTAATCTTACAACATCAACATTACCTTGTGCATCTGAAAAATAATCTTCATTAATAATCCCTGCCACATATACTATATAATTATCAGCTCCTTCTAAATCTGATTCTGTAGTATAAACTTGATAATCATTTGTAGTCCAATCTAAAACAGTAATATTAGAATGAAGTTCTATTCTTTTATCTAGACCATTTTCAACTATATGTCTATGAGCATTAATTTTTTCATCGGTTCTATCTCTTATAGGATCTTCAAATCCTGCCAAATTATAAGCAAGAGAAGAATCTATAGATATAGATCCTGTTCTAGAAGTTATTTGAGCAATTAAAATAGAATTAGAAGGAGTTACCGCAGACTCTGATACAACCGCCTCAACTCCATTCCTGTATTTTCTAACAATATAATAATATGTTTCACCATCTTTTAATAATGCATCTCTATCTATATAAGTAGTTTCTGAAGGAAAAGCAAATCCAATATATTCAAAAGAATAATTATTATAATTAGATCTTAATATCTCATACCCATCAAATCCATCAGAGCTGGCATTCCATGATAACTCTGCATTACCTCCACTACTCCCTATAACTATCAAACCCTCCACAACATCCATATCAGAAAAAGATCTTGGCTCAGCAGGAGGTGTAAAAGTAGAAATATAATTATCAGCAGGATTAAACGATTCATTACCATACATATCTACAGATGTTATAAAATAATTATAAGAATTACCATTTACAACAGTATAATCCGTAAATGAAGTATTAGTTGCAGGAATTGTTGCGATAGCTAAAAACTCATCAGCCTTTAAGTAAAAAGCATAATCTGCCCTATATATTTTAAAATAAGATATATCATCATACTCAGAAGGAAGATTCCATTGCAAATATACTTCTGTATCTCCAGTGGTTACTAATAAATTTTGAGGAGGTTCTGGCCTCAAAACTTCTTCTTCATCTTCCTGAAATTGAATTGATGAAGTATAACTATTACCCTCAGTACCAAATACATCAAAAGGAGTTATAACTACATTATATCTATAATCTAAACTAAACTCACTCGAAGGAATAACATAACTAAATCTTTTACTTATTTTTTCAGCATTGGCATAAAAAGTATCTTCATAAGTCGAAGGACTCTCAGGATCTACCCCTAAATCTGTTATAGTTATCGTTATCTTATTATAATCAAAATAAGATTCTGTAGGATTAGTCCAAGAAATAAATAAACTATTATCTGTTTTTCTTTCAATTGAATAATTAGTAATAGCCGATACCAACTCGGTAACAGGTGTCTTTTCTATCCTGGTAACAAACCCCCCACTTCTATTGCCATCTACATCCTCTGTCTGAATTAGAATGGTATAAGGTGTGTACTCTTTGAATGACTCATATTCTAATAATCCATTCTCTCTAAACGGAAGATATTTTATATGATGAAGATAACATTGACCATCATTGGTATCTGTGCAAGCGCTTGACCGAACAAAAGTTTCAAGCACTTCTATGGGCTCGCTATCTCTGCTGCCGTTTTCTAAAAAAGTAATAATGAACTTATGAGCATATGCTAAATAAGGATCGTCTTGATCATATCTCCAATATAGATCTGCTTCTAACCCAACATTCTCAAATTGACTCAATTCAAACTGAATATCTGCACTACTTATTTCTCCCGCTCCTGGTAAATAGAGCATTTTCTTTTCAATAGATATTCCATCTGAAAGATATAATGCATCACTTACAGAATAAATAGTTACCCTATAAGTAGCACCATTTGTTAACTCCTCAAATACTGTATAAGTAGAATCCAAGACATTATAAGTTTCAGCTTCTACATCAACAGATACAGGACTCCCATCTACATTATAGTCAGCATCTAATAATTGCAAAACAACTCTGTATAAACTAACATTATTAGAACTAGAATGGTTCCAAACAACCTCCATCGTCTGATTGCCAGTATAAGCTTGAATAAAACTTGGAGGGAGAGGAATACGACTATCTACATCTGTAGATATAGATAAAATCGTAGGATCGCTCTCATTTCCACTTAAGTCTACTGCTATAATTTGATAAATATAACTAGTATTCTGTTCTAAATCACCATCAGCATAAAAAGTTTCTTCTGTTATTCCTAAATCATTATAATCAGAACCATCGAATTTTCTAATTTTATAATAATCAAAATCAGCTTCATTATTGGCTGTCCAAGAAAAAGCCAATTGCTTATATCCTAACATGACTAAATCTTCATTTTCGTTAGTTATGCCAAGTAAATTTCGAATATAAATTTCAAATTCAGAAGTATAGCTGGTCAAAGAAGATAGGTATGACTGAATATCTGTTACTTGAACAACTCCTTCAGGAGAATTAGGAGGAACAGAATCCTCTGCCACAACACTGGCTATTGATGAATTCCCACTAAGGGCAGCCACTTCATTATCTTTCGCTCTTATATAAACATATCTACTAGTATTATCATCTATTTGTATTTGAATTGCACCAAAAGACTGCATAACTCTTCTGCCGATTATGCCCATTCCTCTAGAAACATAAAGATCTCCGTCTTCATAAGTTACATCCCAACCATTAATAATACCTTCATCAACTTGATCTGAAATAAAAGCTAATTGATTATCTATAGTTGTAAATCGTCTGTTATCAGATGCAGAAGCATAAAAATCTTCCCATCCAAATGATTCTAAATCGTAATGTTCAGTCTTTATAGGCATGTCATTCTATTATATATTAAGGGTGACAAATTCATTATCATTTAATTCAACCATTATACCGAAGTTTTTAACTATTGGAACATCTGAATATCCTCCACAATATTCAGTACTTGAAACATCTCTTAATTGGAAAGTATATGCATTAGTTTCAAACACATAATCTGATCCATCATGAGCTTCTATTGTTAAATAGTATATTACATTACTATCGAAATCATCTGCATCTGGTCTATAAACAACATTAACTGTTTGTCCTGGAACTACATTCGCTCCATCCTCTGGAATGACAATATCATCTACAAACCATCCACTCCTGTTATTGCCACTAAATTGAGTAGTATAAAGATTGGTTCTTTCCGAATCCGAATAAAACTTAACTCTAAAATGATAATCATTTGTAGAAGTATCTTCATTTGTAAAATTAAAATCTACATTATCTACAAAAGAAGCTGTACAACTTGCTACAAAAGAATGAGTTCTATCTAACACATAAGATGACCCACCTTTAATATACTCTGTCTTAACATAATAATAGTTATTACAAGTTATATCTGCCGAACCTGGAACACTAAACAAGACTTGAACAGTCTCTCCTGCGTTGATTAATGCTCCATCAGAAGGTATGCTCTCTCCATCAACACTAAATCCATCAGAACTATTTGCTGAATAAGCCGTGAAAATTGGTAAATTCTGATTAACATCTTCATAAAGAGTAATCCTAAAATGATAACTTCCTGTAGTAGAAGTCTCATTTGTAAAATCAAAATCTATAGTGTTAACATATAGCTCAGAACTATATGGTCCATACTCATCAAAAGCCGTTGGAGATATAGTTGATCTACTTGGACTAATCAATTTAATTCCCACTCTTAAATTCTCTCCACTTTGATTAATATTGAACAATCTATTCTCGTCCACTTCTTGATATTCTGTCCAGTCAATAGAATTTGTAGTATTAATTCCAAATACAACATCAGCAGATACAGGTACAATCTTTTGACTGGTTAAAATACCCTTTTCTACTCTACTTGGCATAACAAAATTAGTAGTAAAGAAGTGTATGGACTCACTGCTAACAGACCTAATACTGGCTCTTGTAAACACAGGTGTTATTCCCTTCTCTTCACTAGTTAAAACAACTTTAAATTGTATAAACTGACCGACCATATTGCTCAAATCTACACCAGCAGATTGTATATTATAATACGGACCAATCCAATCAGTAGTTAAAATATCATTTTGAGAGGTTGATGTTCTAACATATATTTCCAAAGAAGTATTATGCAAAATAGTAGCTTCCCAAGATATATTATCCCATTTTACTAAATCATTAGAACCATCAAATACCTCACTTACATATTCTCCTCTTTCTTCTTCAATCTTATCCGCAGAATAAAAACGATTTGTACTATTTAAAAATACTGTACTATTACCCGCATCATCTAATTCCATAATCTGATTCTCATTTACAAAATCTACTAATGAAGATATGTCTATACTATCAGTAAATTTCTCTTTAACAGTCGCGGTTCCATCTGCTTGTACATCGTAAAGAACGCTTTCATTACCAGCTCTATCTATAAGTTTTAGATAGACACTCTTTGTCTGACTTAAGGGGTTAATTTTTGTTATATACGAATCAGAAATAACATAAATAACATCTAAATTAGAATTATAAGTAATATCTTCTATCTGTTCATCATGAGTATATTTCCATACCCATGAACCGTAATCAGATAAATAATATAAAGTATTTCCTACTCCTGCATAAACAACATTCCGAATAGTAGTAGAACCTCCACTTGTAACCGAAATCGAGAATGTCCTTATTACATTAATAGAGCTTGAGATAGTCCTGAAAGACACGTCATAAGAAGAGCTATTCGTCAAAGACCTTCTTATAATTCCATTAGTAGATCCGCCCGTAAATACCGTTCCATTATTATTATAACTTATAAAATCAATACTAATTAAGGGCTCAGTATCACTATAAACGATAAAAGCACTTTCATTAAATACATCTATCTCATAAACATATCCACTAGATCCAGTCACGGCTAATAAATTAGCACTACCTTCTTCATGAGTTAAATCGTATACATTATTATCTAATCCCTTTACTATTTGATCCAACCTACCATCTACATTTTGGGCCGATCCATCATCATAAACATACACAGCCCCTCCTTCTCCAGAACCATTTGAATACTCATTTCCAGGACCTACACCAGACCCCATATATATCTTTCCGTCCATCTCGTGTGTACAAAATATTCTAGATTCAGAAGCGGTTAATATTCCCGAAAGAGATAAAGAACTCACAACCGTTCCTGTTGAATATGTATAATTATATACATATACTTTTGCAGCTCTTGTAGGGTGTCCAATACTAATAAAAAGTTTATCATTGTATCTAGTAATAAAATCTACAAATTCATCATCATCAAAAGAATATATTTCCTCCCATTCTTCTTCTGTCCAACTATATTTATAAACCGATGCTGGAACAGAAGATCCAGCATATAGCTCATTAGTATCTGAAAAATAAGAGATTACATTTCCTTGTCCAGAAGAAAATGTATAATCAGTTTCTATATCTTCTAAAGAAATTCCCAAATTATGAGTAGTACTAGTGACAAAAGGAACTGGATCTTTGGAAGATGTCCCATCTATAGTAAAATTCTCATAATTCGAAATTACCATACTTTCTATACCAGATCCATCAACCCCATCCATAGCTCCTTCTATATTAACTCTAACTGTACTTTTATCTATCTGAGTAATAGATAAACCATTTCCATCTTCGTCCTCGAATGTAGGAGCAGTAGTATCCAAATGCACTTTATCAAAAGGAAGTTGAGTCGTTGCATCATTTACTTTTATTTCGTTCTCATCCCCATTTGTTACTACATAAAAGGTATTAGACGCCCCCTCTTTAATAGCAAAATCTTTAATTCTAATAATAGACTCTCCTAAATCTATCCTCTGACGTTCAGTTCTATTGAACGTAGATATCTGTGTTAAATCTTTTCTAACCACAACTTCTACTACATCTGAATTCCTTAAAGGAGTTTCAAATCTTATAATACCATTAGAAGTATTATTATCTTTCTTGAAATTATAGCCATAAGGGACTTTATTCCCGTTAATATAAACCTCTATAATATCATCTTTAGATACCGACCTATCTGAATCTGTTATAATATAGAACGTTTGCAAATCATTTCTAGTAGCCCCACTTGTATATTCTGGCTCATAAAACACAGTATTATATGTTCTCTCATCATCATTTACAATTATCTGGCTTAATCTAGAAAGAGTCCCCGCGAACAGTACATTAGGCTCACGCCACATAACTGACTTAACATTATTATTCCATATAGTCCCATCATCTGCCGATAGATTAGTCTCAAAACCTAATCCAACCATCTTATCTATCCCGTTGGATGTTGCTATATATCGTATAGCTGTATTTCTTATAGCAATATCATTTACCCTATCCGACGCCATGCCATTAGAGGTAGTAAAACTAAGGAAATTACCTTTATAAAACCTGTATAATCCAGACCAAGTACCTATCCAAACACAATTATTATTATCTACTTTTAAAGAAGAAATTCTTCCTGAAGGATAATTTTGTTGAGATGATATATTTTCAATTGCATCTGAAATCGTTATAATACCACTCTCTTCAGATAAATTATATACTTTTAAACCACTGGAAGATGTTCCAACAAATAATCTATTATCATTATCAACAACCATTGCAGTAACACCATAAGGAGAATCTGCCAGCTCTTTAAACCCCTTAATATGTTCTATACTATAATAGATTCTATCATCTCCACCTATAAACATATTATTATATTTATCAAAAGCTATACACTTTATCTTCTTTAAATCACTAGAATCCCCAGAAATTTGATTACCCGAAACGTCTACAATACCTGGCAATTCATTCCCATCTCCAACAGTAACCACTCTATTTTGCCTATCTACATAAAAAGAGACCCCACATAAACCAACAATCCATGCATCTCCATAATTGTTAATAACTGCATCGCTCGCAGATATCCTATCTATAGTAAAATTAGAAGGTGTTACTTCTAAAATAGAAAAAGGCTCTACAGCATCTTTTACATAATATTTAAAATGCTTAAATATAAAATGATTATTAAGTAAATCTGAAAAATCTCCGAATCTTATCTCTTTAGTCGAAAAATCCTTGTTAATAGTCATATCTCTGTCTAATCCATAAGGATCTGAATCTACTATACCATAATTGACCAAAAATTCTGACATATCTCTACTTAAATCATAAAAAGTAGATTTCACCTGAGACAAAAGCTTTCCATTATCAATAAAAGTATATTCATCTACAATATTAGATTGGTATACAATAGGCATTTCCTGTGTAAAGACTACTGGAACTGAAGGGAAATAAGCATTTCTGTTATCTGAAAAAACCATCTCTATATCAAAGGAACTTTGAGCACTAGATAAAAAGGTTCCATCTTTATAAACTGCTACATAAATACTAGATTCTAAGGGTCTTACACCTCCTACAGCAGATAAGTATGGATCTAGATGCTCATATGGATCAGCAAAAGCAGTGAATTCTTCATAAGAAGTATCTCTATAATCTTGCCATACTATATAAATATCTCCTGTAGTGGTATGCTCAGAAAGAGATGGATACCTGGCTCCCCCATAACCTTCCACTATCTGAGTAACATCCGAAATATTAGTCAACATCGGACTTATTATTCTACTGAATATCTGATACTTTCCTTCTGAATTATCTTCCCATACTATAAATACTTGCCCTCTTATATTCGCAAGCACATCTGAAAAATCTGCTCTTTTACCTTGATCTGAAACCTTCACGGAAGAGTATTGTTCTGACATATGGTTATATTTAGTTACCCATATCTCCTTACTGTTATCCGAACATATTTTTGTCCATGAAATGAACATCTCATCTAAATAAGACGCTATCGAAGGACGGTAAGCTCCTAAACTTTCATTTGTTAATTTAACCTCGCCTTTCCATTGTTGAGTATCTGGCAAGAATACATTTAAATATATTGAAGGATGTACAAATCTCCAATCCTCCCATGTAATGCACACCTTAGAAGAACTATCTAATATAATTTTAGGACTCTTACATGAGCCGACTCCTATGCCAGTATAAAATGGAGCGCTCCATCCTATAGAATTTTTATAGATCATACCAACTACACTACCATCATCCTCTTTTGCCTCATAACAAACATAAATAGTTCCTTCTGAATCTACTATAATATCTGGGAACTGATACCCCATATCTCCCTCTACAATAGAAACTGGAGTAGACCATTGGGCATTAGCGTATTTAGAATAATATATTCTACCATTACCGTTACCATCATCCCACCATGTAGCGTGTAAATCTCCGCTACTATCCTCAAAAACAGATGGAGATAAAGCATTGCCATTATTAGTGGCATCTTGTAAAAAGTCTATCTCTGCTATTTTAGAATATTTAGTATCAGAAGTAGATTTTGCATATAAAGTTAAATCTTCTCCTTTGCCTAATAATCTATATGTATTTTCTTCAGTAGTATCATATGTTATATTCTTATTCGCATTTGAAAAATTAATCTGTTGTTCAAAAAAAGTGATAGTTTCTTGTTTCACACCATCATTAACATATATACCTGCTCCATTAGCTTTATTATCAGTCAAATTAGTAGGGTCAGAATTATCAGAAGCAATCACCTTAAGATTAAAATCTACCGTCCACCCTCTGTCATTATCTACTTCATTGAACCAATCTGTTCCAGGTTTATTATGAGTATAATACCAAACACCCCCTGGCTCTTGAACTGTATAAACAGTCCAAGTATCTGTTTTAGACCAAATCCCACCAGGGTTTTGCCAAGCATTAAAAGTAATATAATTATCATATACTTCTACATCCATAAAAGTATTATAACTATCTCCACTAGCCCTATATTCAGCACCAGCTAAACCAGAAGTAATTTCCCATACTCTACCTTGTCCATTTTCCCATACATCTCCACTAACTTTAGAACTATTATCCCAACTATTATCTACTCTATATCTACCATACTTATGAACATGCCCAGCGAAATGAGCAACCACATTATTATTATCTTCAAGAAGTTTCCAAAACTTATTTCTATTACTTGGAAATTGATTTAAAGAATCATATATATGACTTAAATCTTGAGGAAAGGCTGGTTCATGACTAAAAAGAATAACTGGTTTTTCTGTAGAACTTATGACTTCTTGCAACCATTCGTAAGACCTATCCCCAACAAATGAAATATCATAAGAATTAATATAAAGATGTCTATCTCCACCTATCTGAGAGTCGTATGCTGTACCACTTTGATTAAAATAAGTATTTAATTGTATAAAACGGACACCAGCATGATCCCAATAATAAATAGTTTCTTCTCCATTTTCTATTCCACTTTGAGCAAAACTACTAATTGGGTATCTTGGCTGAGAATAATTGGAACTATATTCTAGCTTTAAATCAAAATAACAATCTGCGCTACCAGGCATATTGTGCACTTCAGCAGCAATAATATTTTCTCCATTTACTAACAAATATCTAAAATCATCAAGCCTAAAAGGATAAAAGATAGACTCCCCTAATCTAGCATAATCCGTAGGAGAAGTATCATAATTAACTTCTCCATCATCCATACGTAGTCGGGCAACCTCTACTCCATTTATATACACAACAGCCCCATCATCTGCTTGGAGGCTCATAAATAAAGAAGTAACATCATCAACATCACTAATATTGAATTTTTTTCTAAAATAATAGGTAATATGAGTATTATCAGATATAATAGTAGTATGACCTTTTATTGGATTATCAGCAAAACCTAATCTAGTAGTCCCTGTTTTCCAGGAACTGTCATCATATGACAGTGTTGTCCAATTATTAGAATATCCATTATTATAATCAGTATTTAAATCAGCTCCGCTATCTAGATATTGCCAATCAGATGCGCTTGGATTTTCACCACCCGATTCAATAAGAGTATCTGTCATAACATTATGGTATTCTTGAAATAACCACGATACCACATTATCTGTTCCTTGTTTGTCCCCTTGCATCACATCATGATTACCCATTCCCACTAACCACTTAGCCTCACTCCCAAATTTTTCATCTATAATTTCTCTAATCTCGCGAGTGGAGCCTCTTCCATCATATGAAGTAGTGTCTCCCGTAGTAATATGAAAAGCACCAGGACCACCAACATTATCATTGATACCATCGCATACTTCTCTAAATGCCTCCCTGCTTGCAAGAGAAGCATGTATATCTGTCGTTACAGTGAAATGAAAAAGTCTTTCTGACATAATTTTACTCTCTATACTCTAATGTATTTATATTTAAACCCTCAGTATCTATATAAGCAGCTGTAAAGCCCGTATTTTGTACTAATTCCCATCCATACTCATTAGGATACGCATAAGTTACTTGTCCTATATTATCAACAAATATTAACTGCTGATTAAACGGATTAATAAGATAACCATTTATTACACTTATCCCCTTTGAATGTGAGCAAACTATTTTTTTACCATCTGGAGATTTACTGATATGGTTTATAGGAGCATAAGTTCTTGCTACAGTTTTAGCAGAAAATTTATTATCAGAACTAAGAGCATAAATAGAACTACCTTCATTTGTATTATCAGGATTTAAACCAAAAACCTTTTTTCCGCCCAAATAATTATTTAAAGCTACAACTTCATTATCCTCGAAATCTGCATAAGTATGAAACTGCATATTAGCATAATCATTATCTACATCAGGTAAATAGTACCCACTCGTAGTATAAAAGAAATACTTATATTTCACAGAATAATTAGATGAAACTCCTCCTATCTCCAATGTCTTACTTGAAGTTGGTTGAGTAAATAATCCAGTACCATCTATAACTAGTTCTCTATTTATATATATTTTAATATCATTATTCTTCCCTGCCACCGTCAACATCGTGGATTGCGATGAGGTATTGTCTATAGTATATTCTACAACTCTTTTTGAAACCAATTCTATTTTCGAAGAATATATCTTAATTTCTGCAAATCTCGTCCCATCATTCACTCTAACAACATGATGTTGAAGAGAATCAGTAGATTCTGACGCTATGTAAATAGTTTCAAAAGTCCAACCAGTGGAATTACTAACAGATTCTTCCCACCTAGACCCTCTTATCCTGAAATGAGAAGAAGTATACTCTCCAAAAGTTCTACTATCGCTGATAGCTACAGAAATATAATAATCCCTTCCCCTATTAAGTAATCCTGATGGCACAGAGAAAGTCTCTTTGTCAAAATCAAATATTTGACTATAAATATTATCCGCTTCAAAAAATGTACCTATTTTAATAGAAACATAATTAGCCTCTTTTCCCTGAGGGATATAAGATTTCCATCTTACCGATGGTCTTACAGACGAAACATCTAGTGGGTCTACTCTACCATCAATTGTAATATCTCTTACAACAAAATTTGAACTTTGTATCGTAACCGTAGAAGAGGATTTATAGACATTACCACTTGTCGGCTTGATTTCGCACCTAACCTCATCCCCCACTAATAACGTGGGTCTAATATAAAACTTATTATTATAATCTTTTGCTAAATATCCATTTATATACCATCTAACTAAAACATCCTCTTTATTAGTTGCATCTGAAGCCACATAATCTATCTTAAGGATATCATCTGGATTAGGATTTGGAGGCAATATATTAATATCAGAAACGACATTAGAAGTAGAAGTAATTAAAACTTGAGGAGTTTCTGCGATCGCTCCATACTCTAAACCATCTTTAGGAACTATTGATGCCGACCATATATCCCCAACTTGTAAATAATCGGAGAAAATAGTCGTTCCTCCATCAAATTGTTTCTGATATTCTCCGTTTTTGAACCATTTGATTAAAGTGCCATCTTCAACATCCCCATCTGAATCACTATAATCATAAGTAAGTACCAAATCATTAGTGGCTAAAGGAGCAGAAGGAGAAATGGAAGCCGATGACACCACTGGCAAAGAATTATATTTAAAAGAAAATGTCTCCCACTCGCTTGTTCTACCTGTTTCATCTTGAACACGAACTTGACCATAATAAGTAACCCCCCGAATTAAAGGGATTCCCTCATATTGCCAGCTCTTTGCTTGACTAATTACCCATCCAGTTTGAGATCTATTTCCCACAAAAGAATCTGCACCAATATTATAATTAAAAGTAGAAATTCTAATTTCATATCTATATTGACCATAGGAACCTTGAGAACTTGCTATACCCGTATATTCATTTATAACAACTCTATCTAGCAGGTCAAAATCCCAATTTATAGTTGGGTACTCCGTCCCAATCTTAATGGCACGAGTATGACTACTAACATTCTGATTATTAATTTTTAGCGTTAATTCTATAGACATTTTATAACCTTATTATATCATCTACTAAAGATATGAAACCATTAGATACATTAAGATCAGAAGTTAAACCTAAAAATCCAGTTTCCCTTTGATCTGAAAAATTCCTCCTAGTTTCCCACATTAAAGGAGAACCCCTCATGATCTTACCATTATTTAATCCTATATATATATAACTCATATCATCAATAGAAGAAGTAACTGTAATTGTTGACGGATCGTTAAAATACAAAGCATAACCGTCTTCCTCGATTTCATCTAAAGTACTATTAACAAAATAATCTATACCTTGATTTATAACTCTTTGAATATTAGACGTAGTAGAATTAGCAGTATTAAGTATAAAAATATCATCTAAATAACCAGTATTTTTAGCTATGTTATAATCATAACCAGCAATACTATGATTAATGAAGACATCACAAACTGCCCCTCCTACGGAAGCTGGAATAGATCCATCTTCTTGTATAGACGACAATTTCCCATCAATATAAATTAAAACCGATGAACCATCATAAACAATCCAAAAATGATGCCATTGTTCAGCATCGTACTCTTCAGTTAAAGCCGAATACGAAGATCCCAAAGAAAAATCCAAGGCATTTTTATTATTTTCTAAAGTATGCTCTTCTATTTTAAAAACTACATTACTATTATTATCTACAACTGACAAAACTGGCATAATAATACTCTCCGCATCTCCTGTAATCTCATTAGTAACAAGACCAATATTTACGGGATAAAGCCATAAACCCATCGTGAAAGAATTAGAGATACCAAGAGGATAACCAGTATCTGCTATTCCGCTTCCAGATAGATATTGATCATTCTTCATAACATATCCGCTGCCTCTTGCTAATATTTCTGGCTCTGTATCAGATCCATATACCGTTAAATACGTATTACTAACACCTTCATAAAGAGAAGTTGTATCAAATTTTAGCATTAGTTTTAAATCTGTTCTAAACATTTCTATCCCGTAGTATTATATGATAAATTAATTGTTATAAAATTAGAATCAAAAGAGGATGCACCTTTAACGATCTCTCTTTCTATCCAAAGATAACAAATATCATTTGGATATAAAATACCAGAATTGCCACCTACTTTAAGACTTATCGGAGAATTCTTAGAAGTAACATAAAAAGGAGTCACAAAGGAACTAGTAGCAGAAGGAGATACAAGACCAGACTTAATTCTCTGGGCAGGAGCAGGAAGAACTTCATAAGAAACATTCGTTGTATAATTATAAGTGGATGGCATTGATGAATAAAATACAAATGTACCTGTCGAACCGTCATATGAACTTATGAGTCTTCCCTGCCCATCATAACTACCGCCAACAATTTTTAAATAAGCATCTTTGAAATGGTTATCGGCATATTGTCCAGCCAATGTAGAATCTTTCAAATAACTACTACTCCATTTGGTTGAAGTATTTTGCAAATATCTACTTTTAGGCATTTCCACTGCAATCTTAATAGAGCTATCAGAATTTAAACTAGATTGAGACACATAAATAGATGTTCTAATTGAGAACTTAATATCCGAAGGATTATGAACACTAGATGTGTTCTTCAAGGCTATACACCTATATTGTTTTCGATCTTCATTAAAAATGTCATTAAATATTTTACTAGCAGAAACTGCCCTAACTACATCCCCTACTAAATGCATATTTACAATCCCATTATAACCTCTCTGAACAACCTTAATACTACCATTTGTTATAGGATTAACCTTAATAACTTCTTGCCCTATATTAATGTATTCTACTCCTTGCCATTCAGACCAGCTTCCTGATGAAGGAGTATTCAGATATAAAGAAGCATCATAAAGAGCAACCGTATCTGATAGAGTAGTTTCAGGATATAATAGGGAATTACTAATATGCCCTCCTATAGACTGAGAATATATAGTTTGCTCCATATCTGGCTCTAAACTCGTCAAATATATTTTAATATCTGCCATAATTATTCCTCTATATCAACTATTATCAAACTATAAGTACTATCCTGATTAACCCTTAACACTCCTAGCTCTAAAGAATTCTCAAAATAAACATACAATAAATTACCATTCTTTTTTAAACCTGTTATATTCCTTAAATACTGATAATCACTGTTGACCTCTCGAACAGTAGATCCGCTAAAATAAAGTAATTTACCATTCTGCAACCCTAAAAACAAAGAATCATCAAATACTTCCATCGCATTTATAACAGAATCCGTTTCATATAAAGAATTAACAACCATTTCATCAACATCTAGATACTGAGCAGTATTACTAGCCACTGATTCTAAAACATTCGTATATCTCTGAAGAATACCTTTATTATCACTGTCTTTAATCGCTATATACATAGCGGAATCGTAAGGATGCAAAGCAGTAGCCACTCCTGACAAGGATGAAACTAAAACAGTATTCTTATATAATTGAGGTATATCACTAGGATTTGAATCGCTGCCAAAAGCATACCATATATCAGACCCATCTTGAACGAAAGCAGAAATCTCAATATTAGATAAAGATTTATAAGTTCTAAAATATTTACTAGAAATATCGCTAATAACAACATTATTTCCATAATCTCTAAATCTAGCCTGAATAATTTTTACACCATCAATTGGCAAACCATCATCTCCGTTAGGTATCGTCCATGTAGATACTTCTGACATTTTTTGATACTGTCCTTGTCCTCCGCTACTAATAGTTCCTGCTCCCGAAACATTTATCTGCTCTATTTTATAATCTTTAACTCCTGTTGTTCCATCTGAAGCTTTTACTTCTAAAACTAGATTACTTTTATTTGTATATTCTTCATTATCCCTAACCTTTATTTGACCGTAAGGAGGAAGTGTATCAACTAAAAAATAATTAATATTATTAATTGTAATATCGTTTATAAATACAGGCTCTGAAACCTTGTCCTCATCTACTATCTCGAATTTTAAACTATAATCAGAAGCAGTGGGCAAACTACTAACATCCCAATTAATTTGACCACTTCCCATCATTATATTTGATATCCCTAGAGTCCAATCTATTTCTTGTTCATCTGATTTATAATACATCTGATAAAAAGATCTTTGAGAACACCTGCCAACTACCCCCTTATTATCAAAAACTATAGGTATATAAGAAAAATATGTTGTATCAGGTGTCGGTTTAAAAATAGCTGGTATAGGCAACTTTCTATTAGATATAACAAAATCATTGGCAGAAAAAACTAAAGGACCTCTTTCTCCTAAAGAATTAGCTACCCTCATAGATATTCTACATTTCTTGCCTTTTAAATTATTGTTAACGTTGTATTCAAAAGAAGTATTACCTATAGGAATAGATGCAATTTGTACTAAATTCCTATTGTCTCTAGACTCATAATTATCAACTATAAAAATCTCATACCACGCAACATTTGTATTATCTGATATCGACGAAGGTTCTGTCCAAGTAACTTCTATACTATTACTCGTAATATTCTCCCCTCCGTTGGGATATGTTATTGCAGGAGTATCTGTTAAAATATTAAAAGTTTTATGTGGCATTTATCTATTCCTGTTTATCATTTCTAAAATAATCTGGTTTACCAAATAAAAAGGAAGAGTCATCTACATTATAATATTGTTGAAAACTATTCAAATCCAAAGCTTTCCCTATTTTATTAGTAACTACCTGAAGATATATTTCTTCAGGATCTAAATTCTGATATTTAGCAGCTTCATTCTCGTTAAGAACCAAATTATAAATATCACTAGTATCAGATTCACATATAGAAGTAGATACATCATCTGGGAACACTATCTGTATAAAACCTTTTCCATCCTTATTAAATACTCCATCATCTTTATTAATCTGAAAATCTCCATGATAAGTCTTATTATCATCTTCCTTAGAGGTGAATGCTTTATCGAAGATATCATCTACTCCAGTTTGAATAACATTAAAACTTAAGTCGCTTATATCATAAGATTGTTCTTTAGTAAACACTGCTGAAAAGTATATCGTTGTTGGATTATACTCTATTAAACCATCGGCGGTATTAGCATTATCTCCTTCATTGCTCTTGAAAAGAGACAAAATAGGATAACCATTATAAGAAGGAACAGAAATTGTCCTCTCTTGATCCTTATAAAATCTAAAGAAATATTCTGAAATATCTATATTTACAAAAAATTCTATACAAAAAGTTCTAGATATACCATAAGAAGTTAATATCTGACAACAAATTCTTCTTATTCCATTTATTTTACTTATCTTCCATGGAACAACTACTCTGCTACCATCTATACTATAAGCGTCAAAGTCTTGATCATCTTGAGTAGCAGTGCCAGTCTCATAATATAAAGCCTCGTCAATATTTATCCAGTCATTCCACTCAAGGTCTTCTGCTCCTCTAAGTCTTAAAGCATATGCTCCTGGAAGACTATTTATCTCTAAACGAATGTCTTGTTTAGTTACAACTGGAATCACTTTGTCTCTACTAACAACCAAAGAACCATCTGTATCCTGCTCATATACCCTCATTGATAGATTCCCCACAGAAGAGCCCAATAGAATACTAGTTCCTGGATAACAAATAGATTCAAGATCAGAACCTTCATCAATTTCTGGAATATCTGGAATAGAAGTTGACATAGGACAAACATGATAATACAAATTAGAAGAATCGTGCGAAGATACATAAAAATTATTAGCTATATCTACAACTAGATTTGGATATAAACCTCTATCAATCATTTTTTCATCGTACATTCCCTGCCCAGAGCAATATAATAAATCGCTATCAGATATCCAATGTGCTCCATATATTTTATAACCATTAGATCTTCTAGTCTGCCATACTACTCTGAACATATTAAAATCATTAGCCCTAACAGTGCTAAATAAGTTTGGGCTATTATCTGATGTAACTCTAAGATCCGTTCCACCTTGAGCGCTACATAACCAGTGTTTTCTGTCAGCATCCACATCTCTTCCCCATGTGTCAACATTATCGCAATCCACTGTTAAAGATATTGTTTCTAAAAATCTCATTTCTAAAGAATATATATCGTAAACTTCTATATCTACATAATATTTAGCTCCACAAATTAAGGGCCTCTCTGTAATCGAATTACCATCATTATTTAACAAATAATCTTTCTGATTTTCGCTTAAAGATGAGGGGAGCACTTCAGGATCATATGTAATATCCATTGTTTCTCCTGGCAATACAGTCACCCCACTTGTGTTAACTTTTCTAAACGCCCCATCATCGTAGTACCATCTTTTCGTATCTGTAGCGCTAAATGAAGAAAGAACTACCTTCGACTTAGCAGAATCTGAAAAAATAGTAACTCTAAAATGGAATTTATTCGTAGCATTAGAATCAATTTCAGCATTGTTAGCAAAAGAAAAATCTATTGTACCAGATTCATATTCAGAAGATGGGCAATAAAACATAGTATAATCTGTTTCTTCATGATCTGGTCTCTGTCTGAATATAGCAGTAACATTCCTATCTGTAGTCATAGGAACAATAAGAGAAATACCGCTTTCGTATACATCATTATCCGTATATCTCCATTCTGAGAAATAATAACCAGATGAAGGTATTGGATTTAAAGTTTGAGTCGTATAATCGCAATAATATCCTGTACTAGGAGAAACTTTTCCTTTACCAATTATTTCTACTTCTAAATAATTTTTTGTACATTCTTGTTCTTCAAAGTACACAGTAACAGTAACAGGACTAGACACATACATAGAAACATCTATTTGAAGTGCAGTAGAACTCTGATCTACTCCATTTACCTCCCATTTTTGCACCCCATAACCATTTGATGGATCTGCTAATATAGTCACTTCCGTGCCTGGCAGAGCGACAGTACCTCCAGAACACGGTTTATTTACCCAGTAAATAGATGGATCTGGAGACTTTAATTCTATACATCCTTGACCTCCTCCAACTTCTAAAGTTAAATGAGAACCAGAGTGTTCAAATTCCACTGAAACCGTCACGTCTGAAGAGGGCATCTCAATAGTGATGTTTTCTTTATCTGCCGAGATACTAGTATAAGTAACTGGGACCGAGGTATTCCATTTTTTTACTACCCATCCTCCAGATGCTGGTCTAGCTTTTATTGTAATACTTTCGCCTTCTACAAAATCAGCAGCGCATCCAGACTCTCCAAGAGAATATTCTGTCCATGTCCCGTCCCCATTAAGACAACCAGGCTGCCTAATTGTTCCCTCTCCTAAATCAACAATAGTAGTTAAACAATAGATACTATCCGTCTCACCTTCCTCCCCCTCAGTAGTTCCTCCATTAGTCCCTCCATTAGTCCCTCCATTAGTCCCTCCTCCTGAATCTATAATTTCTATATCTCCGATTACTACAGATTCTCCCGAACCTGGATCGGGAAAGACTGGAGCATTAGGATCTGATATGCGTCTTAATTGAACATAAAAATCATAAGAGCCCTGGTTCTCGTATATATAATCAGCATTATAAGATGGAGAAACAGAAATTAATTCTAAATCATTAGAAGCCAGATGATCAGCGTCTATATAGATACATGTGTTGCCGCACGGAATCATCTTAGCAGAAGTAGATTCTTCTGCAAAATAATAAAAACCTTTCCCATCAACCTCTGAAGTTTCAGTTATAGCATTTCCAATATATTTTGTTTGGTCTGAATCTGAACAAATATTATTTTCAGCGTTTCCGTAACTCCCAATATAAGCCTTTACCTTAACACCATTGATAGGTTGATCATAAGTAGTATATACACGACCCCATACATAATTCTTTGATAAACTGACTATTATATTTTGACTAGTTTCTTCTCTAGAATTAAAAGAATAAATCTGAGGTCCCCCAAGAGCGAAAGACGAGATAGGCAAATAATAAGTAGGCAATTCAGTTGCGTTAGTAATACAAGAAACATCTATAGTAGAAACATCTACAGTAAAATAAAACGGATAACGAGTATCTAAAGTAGAATTAGGATAATCTGGACTTTGCAAAAAATAAGAGCCATCTACATCAGAAACTGTTTCAGTAATAATCTCAGTATTTACACCCCAATGCATAACAAGGGATAAACGTACACTCTGCCAAGGACGATTCCATTTATCTAATACTTTACCACTAATCTTAAAATAAGCCATTTATTATCTCTTAAATTATATAGAACCAGTTATCTTTGCATAAAGAATCTGATCAAAAATACCATCTTCTTTTTGAGGGATATATGTAATTTCTACAATAGATCCCTTTGTTAATTGAACTCCCTCTAAAGCACTTTCCGTATAAGTCCCTACTACATCAAAAGCTTGATTATTAATATACCAACCTTTGTCACTGGTCTGACTATTAACTGATGCCACCAAGTCTGTTAAATTAGTATCAGAATAAAATTGTATGATAAAATTATATAACCCTGAGACAGGAACATTATATTGTATTCTACAAGCACATTCTACAAAAGTAGGATAAGTCCCTTCTAAGATAGAAGCATCACATGTGTTCTTAGAACATTCATATCCCGATAAAGATCTAGCAGCATATATAGAATATTCTCCATCCCTATTATCGTGCCAAGTTATCATTCTTTTTCCACTTCTAGAAACCGCTACAGACGGAGATAAACTATTACTAGTAGTATCTGTAATTTTAGTATCAAATCTAAAAGGTCTATACTTGTTTGTAGAATTACTTGTGTATATATTCCAATAATTATCTCTATTAGACTGCCAAGCGATATGAACATCATCGCAATACCCTAAAGATATATCTAATCCATTATTTATACCTTCCATAGTAATAGGAACTTGTGTAAGATTACTTGCATTAAAAACTTGATAAAAATTCAAAGAAGTTGACAAAGACCCACTTGTCTCATCTGTATTCTCTATCTGAAAATAAATATAATCATATTGAGAAACATTGAATTTTATTACATAATTTCCTTTCTCAGTTGTATTTTCTAAAATTTGCTCATCTATTAAATTATTCATTGTCTCATCATATATTCTATAAGTATTATTGTTAACTTCTAATTCACTAATAATAATTGTATCTATATTTCGAACATCATATAAAGAACTTGTATTTGTTTCTCCTTTATTATGACTAAAAACATAAGTCATATCTGTATAAAGAATTTTAGGAATAAATCCGAATTCCACATCTTCATCTCTATTGTCATAATACGCACTGGCTTGTTCAGTAAAGACAGAAGGATCTGCAATAACAGAACTAGATACTCTAAACTTAGTCATATTCATAACATTATCCGCTACAGATATAATATCTCTATTAACATCATAAGTAGGAGAAGTTATCTGTATATTACTAATATTCATTGTTGTCTGGATATTATCATAAATAGACATTTTATGAGGAGTCATTTTATCCGCTAAATAATATCCTCCATAAGGAACTCCAAAACCAAAATCAATCTGAGGATAATTAAAATCCAAAGTAGATATGAAAGATTGAGAAAAAACTAAAATTCCATCTTTTAATAAAGTCACAATTCCTACAAATCTATCTTCATAAGAACCATCATAAACCCCCAAAGCTCCAATAACCTCTTCAGAATCTATTCTTCTATATGTTACAATAAACTCATATCTACTATCTCTAGAAATATCAAATTCCTCTGGAAATTCTCTAGCAATAAAATAATCAGACCTAAGGTCATTATCTTCTTGAGTTTTAACCAAAGCAACCATTTTAGCTTTGCCTGTATATACCTCATGCTCTTCGCTGGGTATATAGCCTTCTAACCCCTGTGTGCTCTCATACTCTCCATAACTTTGAACATTAGTAGCCTTAAATCTACTTTTTTCTAACATTATACCAAAAACAAAATCTTTAACATTATTATCTTCCTTAAGTATCTTAACTTCAAATAAGTCTGAAGGATCACTGCTCCCGTGCTCATACGCTCCGAATAGTGGAACCATCCTATCATAAATATTATCTTTTCTACCTATAATAAATCTATTATTGTTTTTACTGTAAGTAGGACAATTAGTACTAGATGTTGAAGTGTCTATATCAAAACCAGACTTCCAACTATCAAATATTTCATCTATTTCTTTGTCATCATACGATGACTCGATACTTGTTAAAATAGAATCATTTTGAGTCAAAGACATATTCATACTAAAAGATACTTGATAATTAATTTGATCATATTGTATCGCTGAATCTAGTCCACTCTCTTCCGCAAAAACCATACTATTTACAGCTATCGCAGTATCTTCTAATGGATTAGCAGAAATAGTTAAATCTTCCAAATAGTATCCGTTATCTGTCTTTGTTACAGAACCAGATGCAGAACTTTGAACCACCCACTCATTATCTACTAATGATTGAGTATCATATTCTGGAATAGGGCTATATTCACTACTAGTAGCAGAGATTAAAGGAGATACTGATAAATAGATATCTGATTCTATATCCCCTCTTAACAAAGAAGCATATTTATCAAAACAAGATGATAAGGCAAAATGAGAATTAGAAAGCAGATTAGTACCCAAACAACCATAGTATAATTGATCATTTCCAGATCTATCACTTTCCCAAATGACATGTAAACTATCTCTAGTGTCTACTAAAATTTTGGGATTCTTATTATTACCACTACTAGTCATGGGAAGCCATTCTTCTGTTCTAGGAGTACCAAACTCATCTGATGAAGAATAAGCACTGTTAGAAGACGTATAATAAGAATAGGATTTTAAGTACAATTGACTGTAATTCCCATCCATGACCTCAGACACAATTGCTACAATACCCTCATCCAACATATTAGTACTTCTGGGCACATGGTAAATATTAGTTGCAAAATCAAAATTTAATATCTTTTTCCAAGGAATCTCACCAGACGTTCCATAATTTTCTTCATAGCGGTTAATAACCATATCCCCGCCATTTTGGAAATTAGCAAGACTACTATCTATAAAATCTAAAGTTGTGTTTTTTCTATAAAAAACAGCTGGCACACAAAGTAACCATCCTGATATAGTAACATTTGTATCTTCCGCACGTCCTAAGACTATGAAACTTCCTGTATATTCATCTATTTCTCTACCAATTAATTTAATTGATTGATATCCAATAGCTTTATCATGAAGATAAACATATATATCACTTACTGATGGATTATCTACTTCTTCTAAATAACTGTATGCTTCTGATGTTATATGAATTCTAAAATTGCTATCAACAGTTTTAGATTCTACTGCCACAACTTGTTTGAAAAGCCCTTGGGTTGTCATTGAACCTGGAGTCCCAATACGATATAATCTATTTGTGGCTCTTTGAATTTCTGTAGCATCTGTAGACTCTACCTCAGCAGTAGCGAATTGTTGCAATATAGAGCCATCCGATAAAGCCGCAATCCTACTAGGTCTGATTCTGCAAAAATCTTGAGTAGTAATCGCTTCATCTTCCGTACAATAAGTAGGAATATCCGCGGGATCTACTGTTGGGTCTATCGGAGTCCCTGGTTGATCTGGCACCTCTGGCTCTTCATAGCATTCAGGAGGAGCAGTCCATGTATATGGGTCATAATCAGGATCATCACATCTTGGATCTCTATCTGCAAGAGTTGCTAATTGATGAGGAATAACAGATACATACGAACCTGTAAAATGTTTAGACGTGTAATTATCTTCTGCCGAATAAAAATAGATAGGATATTTTTGAACAATATCAACCGATGACACTTCTAAAAGATCTTCTCCCCTAAAATGAATTGAACCTGTTCCATCATCTTTAGTTAATATAGGATATTGCTTATTATTTATAGAAAAAACAGTTTTCGTGTTAGGAGAAGATAAAATCTTAATAGAGCCACTATGTTTAGGACCAATAATGGATGGCTCGATTATCAACTCTCCATCAAAATCTTTAGATTCTGCAACTACCACTCCAAAAACAGCAGAGCAAATTTCTATTCTCTCAGACTCTCCATTAATCTCCCTATATACATGAGCAAAAACTGTAACCAAAGACTGAGAAAAATCATCTGGCAGACCTAAATCTAAACTATTTGAAATCTCATCTGCATATACTACAAGAATACTCTTAGACAAAGTAGCATTCTCAAATTCCAACTTATATCTTTCATCATCTCCTAATTGAGGTAAACCCGTTATCTCATACGAAATGTTAGAAGCCTGTTCTATTGTACCGAACTGAGGTTTTAAAGTTAATTTAGCCATATAATTCTTTTACCATATCTTCAAATAAGTGACTTACTGTTCTATAATCAAATCTATCTCTAACATAAGAATAAGCCTGAGATATCATCGATTTGGTCTCCTGTGGATTCTGTAAAATTTTTCTCATTGTTTTCTGTATATTCTTTACTTCTATAAAAGCCCATTTTTTATTCTTAAACTGGGGAATAGCATCCATGTTTTGGCGAAAAATGTATCCTGTAGGTTCTAGCAATACCGCCGTATCTCCATTGGCATAATCCACACAGCCTGAAAAATTCGTTATAATCACTGGCACCTCTAATGCCATGCATTGCAATCCTGGGTATCCAAAACCCTCTCCAAGAGTAGGAGATACTAAACAATCCACAGATTTTATAAATCTAGGCAAAGATGCCTCATCGAATACTTTATTTTCTAATAAAATAGGTGCAAATCCTTTGTTTATTCCCATTTGTTTCTTAATTCTATCTATATATTTTTCTGCTTCTTTAGATCTATCTGTTTTGATAACAAGTTGAACATCATCTTTATCTGTAAATTCTCTAAACCAAGCCTCTATAAGCTGAGGATATCCTTTTCTCTCTTTCCAAGTGCCCATGAATAAAAACGTAAATTTATCATAATTATATAAAGGCTTAACTTTGCTGTTATAAATAGAAAAATCTATACAATGAGGTATGTAATAAAGAGGCTTATTAATAGATTCATGAGCAAAAACATGATAATTAAATTTAGAAGGAACTATTATAGCATCATTTTTATTCAATATATCAATCCAGCCACGAGGAGGCTTAAAAGTCTCAAAAGTGGCAAATCCTATACTTTTCTTTAATGTTGGTTCTCTTTTTTGCATAGTAGGAATGCAATGATATATAAGTATTCTATCAATATCAGTTTTCTTCTTAGCCATTTTCATAAAATACTCATATTTTTCATCACTTATTGCAGCCCTTGTCGGTTTTTCTCCAAAAATTCTTAATTTTATATCAAATTTATTACTCTGATAAAGAGCTCCTATCAAATTCTGGGCAGCCTGAGAATAACCAGATTGATTCAAAAAACAAGCATAGTTCAACTTAACCTGACTCAACTAATATATCTCCACAAAAATACTACACACTGACAATAATACTATCGTCATCGAGTACCTTTGCGAAAAACTTTTCTAACTGGTTACTAGTTATATTTTTCTTTCCATATATCGAATGGAACAACTTATGACAAGATGGACAAAGTGTTATCCCATTATTAACATCGGTTCTCAATTCTATATTCTCAGCTAACTATTATAGGAGAAATCATCTTTTTATTTTAAAAAAATTATACACTTATTATTATATTATCATTATTCAAGACCTTAGCATCATTAATTATATTAAAAATACCACTCCCATAATTCCATAAAATATTGCCATAACTATCTAACTTTATTAATCTTCCTGAACTTTCTGCAAAACTTGACTCAGACACTAAAAAACTTCCATCTGAATACATATCTATATCCGAAGGATATAAACCATCTGGAGAATTATAAAAAACTTGAACCCTATTGCTTAATCTATCCAGCAAAAATATTTTACCAGCATATCCGCTTAAAGCGTCTATGGCTCCTGCCCTAAATTGTACACTATCTGGTATAGGCTCTTCGTACTGAGATAACAAAGTAGCACCATCTGTACCAGTAATAGTGCTAGTAGAAGATGTTAATCCCGCCACCAAGAATCTCCCCTCCTCAAATTCATAAATAGTTCCTAAAGAATATTCTGAAAAAGTTATATCAGATGAAGATATCATTCCATCAGTGTCACTAAGATCAGATGGATTAATTTCTATTATATCTGGAACTGTTACCATCTTCTCCTTCGACGAATCTACCGTATTATAAAAGATAGATGAATTAGCAATTATCCAAGTATCATCTTGTGTTTCATTAACAAAAACAGGATGTTTGATATTATCTATAAAAGTAAAATTGCCAATAAAGCAAGAAACTCCCCGCAAAACACTAAAAATACTATTTCCTTCCGAAGTCATTCCAGTATTAATAGAAATAGTGTCAGAAAAAGCTCCGCTTTCAAAATTGACACTCAAATCACCTGTTACCCCTGTCAAATTCGCAGAAGTAGACGTGCTTAACGATATCTCTACAATTCTTCCTTCTGCCTTTTTATTAGTAAGAACAGTATCACCACTAGTTAAAGAAACTTTAGAAGAACCTATATAAAAAGCTATTTTAGTAATATCAACGACTTCAGCAACTTTAGTAAATACGATTGACAAAACACCAGTTGTAGAATTGTAACAAGCAGTTAATGGATAGAAATTTGTGTCAATAGCATAGGAAGATCCAAAACCTTTTACCAAAGTCCCCGAACTATTTACTTCCAAAACTCTATCATTTAACATATCTGCAATAAGATAATTTTTATTATATTTCCTAACAGCAGAAGAAATAGTATTAAAACCTCTTGAAGAAGTAGCAGACCATTCCCGAGCTTGTTTAGGAGAAATAGGCATATTACTACCACTAAAACCTAAAACCCCAATCTTGCTATCATTTACTTCAGAAACAGAACTGCCTTTAGCAAAATATCTACCATCAACATTAATGGGAGTAGTCAACACCAATTCATCATGGTTTATATCTGTTCCATCTTGAATAGTAAGATTACCTAAAGTTCCTCTACTCCATTCTGTATCTCTATCAATTACAAAACCATTATAATCGGCTTCTGTTAAAAGTCTCAATTCTAAACTTTCTAAAGTAGGAGTTACAGTTCTCTCTGTATTACTTGTCATAGCAACTTCTATTTCTACAGCCCTACCCTCTAAACTAAAAACGCTACCAGAAATTAAAGGCAAAGAAGAAGATGACCTAAAAAGCAAATCTGATGAACTAGCCGTTTTAACCCTTACAGACATAGTAGTATCGTCAGGTGTTTCCCCTGTATAGAATATAGAATGAAATGTAACATTAGCTTCTGTTTGATATCTAAATCGAACAACACCGCTTGGAGCAACAAGATTAGTTCTGCGAACATAAATATCATCAATATCAAAGACAAAATCATCTGATGTATAAATAGTAATTTGAGTAACATTGTCTAAAGAAAGAGAAGATATATCAAAAGTCTTTTCTTCAAATGAGCTCATATATTCATCTTCTTCCAAAAGAATCCAAGGACTAGACGGTTTTTGAGCACCTTCTATATTGCCATCTTCTATGCTCCCAAATGATGTGCCATCGCTCGTAGTATTTGAACCATTTACAACATACATATAAACAGGATTATGAATTTGTTCATTAGTTTTTACCTTAATCACCAATTCATCATATACTCCATCCCAATCTCTTGCTTGAGCCAAATTAGACCTATAAAAATATTTAAGCGTTCCTCCACCTCCAAGCCTACCTAATCTATTACTATCTTCTATAGCTACTGTAGCGCTCTGGTCGTTGGAGACAATTAAAGTTTCCGTCTCAAAACCAACTTCGTCATTGCTAAAATTAGTTACCAAATCCTCTACAGAGCCTGTTCTTGTCAAATTTATTTCATCATTTGCGATAGTTACATTGTTCTGACTGTATGCAGTATTAAAAGAGTAAGTATTGTTCCAATAAACTGATGTATATGTTCCCGTTTTAGCAGGAATACCACTAATACAATTCTGTGTCAAATTGATATTTGCAGTGCTATTATTAAAATCAATAAAACTATTTGGAGACACCCCAGGAATCATAACCAATTCATTAACAAAGTAATCATCAACAGATGAATTCACATATTTTAAAAAGACAATAGTTTTTAATAGATTAACACTGGCTATTTCTCCAAGAAGTTCTCTATTGCTCTGAGATAAAGTTTGCACAAAAGAATCTAAAGCAGCATGAGTCATCATTCCATTATTTTCTAAATCATTATGATCAATAATAGGAACTCTGCTAACATCAAATTGTCCAGTTGTAACTTTTGAAGCATCTAAATCTGCTATACGAGCCCCCGATAATTGATTTTTAACCTCTTCTTGTAAATCAATCTTAGAAGGAGTGCCTCTATGCCTATGTTGATTAATCTCATCTTCTATGAGATCCTGAAAATTGATGAGAGTTCTAACAGTATTATCAATATAATTAATACTACTTTCCCCAGTCGAGACTGTAGCTAGTTTTACTACATCATTATTATCACTTAAATCTAATGAAGAATAAAAAAAACTAACTAATCTATTTCGAGCACTACTCCCAGAAATTGTAGCGTAAATAGTAACAATAGAATTAGATGGCAATCCATAAACATACTCTGGCAAACTACTTTCGCTTGCCATATACTGTATGATTCCTATTCCGCTATCTACAGAAACAGATATCCCCTCATCATCATCATATCCTCCATCTTTTACTGTCCATCCGCTAATCACTCCATTACCAAAAACATTATAAAGACCGTATAACTGTTTATCTATAATTACAAAACGATCTATCTCTTTCTGTATATTGATCTGAGAATCTAGTGTGTCCCCAAAATCAAAAAATGCCAACGAAAAGTATTGTGTTTGTCCCATTTTTTTATTCCTTATTATCTAACTCTAAGAGATGAACCAACAATTCCTATTCTCAACACGTCCACACTCATTAAGCGCATTAATTGCTGAGAACCATATTCAGCATAACCATCTCTCATTTTTTGACCTGACAAATCTTTGGAACTAAGCCATGATCTTGTCATGTTTTCCATCTTAATCTTACTTTGCTTTTCCATCCGTGATGATACATTATCAATTCTATTAGAACGTGCTCTTCTCATTTTTGTATCTCCATTAATAATTAGCATCCACAGGGCTAAACCTGAGACACTCTACACTCATCCACCATCTTTGTTGAGATGGATCTAATTCATGATTTACTTTCATAACCCTAGCAATTTCTCCATTTATAGAAATCATATCATTTGCCCTTAAAGGTAAACCATATGTCTCAAATGTATATTGCATAGCAGGTCTAAACATAACACTATATTTATTAACAGCATCATCTACCGCCTCTTTAGAACCAAACATGCCCTCCTGCTGGTAAAAAGTTTTCATATAACCTATAAAACCTTCTGAAGTAGGATCATCAATCGACTGCCAATTAAGCGCATCCCTTACTAGAACCTCCATATTAGGAGTACTACTAAGAAACTTTATGTGATTATATGTGCTTTCTACTTCATATTTTCTTTCAAATTTATTAAATACAAGTTGACCTGGAAAAATCTCAGGATTAGTAGTAAATTTATATAAGGCAGCTAAATTCAATTGACCTAAATAATCTAATTGTATCAAATCTTGAAAATCTTCATAATGAGCTATGCCCAACTGATCGAAAAAGAAAGTTTTACTAGAACGCAAAGTAAATTTCCTTATAGCATCTAAATAATTCTCACCATCTTTAAATTTAAACTCGGGCTGCTCTAATCTTTGATAGCCACTTGGTAAGGTATAAGGTTCCATTTTAAATAATCTACCATCTACATGACGGAAAAAAACCTGAGAGCCATTAGTATCTGAATAATTTGAAAGATTCCTTATTAAAGAATTAGGGTCAAAAGGACCATTGCCTCTAAAACCAGCTAAATTCATAACCTCATTCACGGCATTAATATCTCTCATCCCATCAAAAAAAGGAGAATTAAAGAAAAATTGTTCTTTTAATACCGCGGTATAATCCTCTACTTTGCAGGTCATAATATTTATATTACCATATTGATACTCTACGCTACCCCCCTTACAAAGCCCCGTAAATAATTTATAAAAACCCACAGTTTTAGAATAGCTGCAAGGGCGATATCCAGCCCATATATCTATATAAAAAGTTTTATTTTGCAAACTATATAAAGCATCTGTATAATTAACTGGAATAGCCATCTTTGTATTAAGCAAAAAGTTTATAGTTCCCGTATGATCTATAGATGAAAAATCTTCCATACTGGCAGACCAAGACTCGCTATAATTTAAAACATGATCTGTAACATCTAACAAATAGGGACTACTATTATCAAATGGAGTTAAAGCCATACCACTACGCATAGTCGTTCCATCGTCCCATCTCGGGTCATCACTCTCGTCTGCTATCAATCTCATTCCTGTTATAATAGGAGTTTTACAATCAGGTAGATACCATATGCCAGGTTCTGTAACTAAATTACTGTTATCAATACCCCATCCTGGAAAGACCTTAGCCCCTTCATAATGACCAACTCCAAATATATGATCTCCACACTGCATATAAATAACTGTATCAAAGAGCTGATGATGAGACCTAATATCATTATAATATCTATATTTGAATACCTTAAAACCAGAAACATTGGCTATCGTTGTACTTTTTCCAAAATAAGAAAGAGAGATTTCTTTAATAGTATCTCCGTGAAAATATGATCCGAATTCAACAGAAGGGCGTTTTCTTCTTCCTTCGTTATAATTTTCATAGAATTGAGCATCCTGAGTAAACATTAATTGATTATTTATAAAATTACCAGTTCTAGATACATCTTTATAAAGGGTATCTACGTTTACATTTGATGCATTAAATAATATATGATGATTAGAACCATAGGGTAAACTAAACGGGTTAGTCATTTCTTCTAATAAATTATCATTAACGCCTGTTTCGTTCCCGTCACCATCAACAATAGGAGGTCCTGTTATCTCTGTAGCACTACCATTAAAATTTATACCTATCTCTTCTGCATTCCCGACCTGTCTTGGAGGATAAACAAAACCCATACTCCCTTCAACATATTGCAGAGGACCAAAGACAAAACCGCATTTAAGGTTACCTCCCCATATAGTGATATGTCCTCTAGGGACATATAAATGACGAGACTTAGTATCGAATTGATACTTACCAGTACTCTCATTGAGCGAGATATTATCCCAGTCCCTTCTAGAAATTTTCCAAGGAGAAGATTTACCGCTTGGAGTAGCAAACTCTACAATTATTTCCTGAAGATGATTTCTCACCGTCATAGTAAAATAATCGGCTTTAATAAGCTGTTCTCCACTAGCTACATTACATTCTCCTAATATCCTGGAAACAAATTTTCCTGGTTGATCCGATGGCATGAGATGAACAAATAAAGGATTTGCTCTTTCAGGTATTATAATAAAATAATTATCATCTAAAGTATTAGCTCCTAATTCTACAATATAATAAGCTTGAGAACTAAAATCATATTTTTTATTAAACTCTGGATCTTTAGAAAACCTCTTGAAAGCCAAATTAACTGGAATTTCAAAATCCCCTGGGTTAGTTACAGAACCCGAAAGTACGTCTGCCCCCAAAGTGGTAAAATCCTCGCAATTAATATCTAAACTTTTGTATCTTGGAAATTTATTAGAAAAAGGTATGCCTTCTGGTGAAACCTTATTAATTGTAGATGCTTTTGCGGTTTTGTAGAATCTTATAAAAAAGTCTTCTCCTCTATATAAGGGAGTCCTTTTTTCCAATCTCCAATGAACCCCCTGTCCAAATCTATCTACAATATTTAATTGCTCTGGCATCTGGACTTTATTATGTAAAAATTTTGGTTTTACACCTTTCTTTAAAACAATCTGCCCATTTTTGTCTCTTTCAATGCTATTAAACCACTGACTATAAAATTCTGGAGGATAATCAAATTTAACATCTCTAATACCCATCTCTGTATCAGTTATCTTTATATCCCTGTATCTCCAATCTGACTTAATACATTCATTAGATCCTTCTTCCGCTGTTGTGCCAGGGTCAAAAACACTTTCTTCTACATTCCACGCTTGCTCAAAATCATATAAACTTTGATCTGCCCCAAGGACAGAACCAGTTCCATCTATCTCTTCAAAATTACCATCTGTATCTCTTTGATAAAGATAATTATTACGGAATACATATCTAGGTCTAAAATGAACACCCTCTGTTCCAGGAGTTGTTGTTAAAGTATTCTGGAAAGATTGAGGAAAAAATGGAATCAATCTTTCAAGTGTTCTTTCATTAAAGACAAGAGCCGCTTCAGTTGGGGATACATGAGAAAAAGGACAGCCATTGTTTATAAAACAACGCAACTCAATTATACCTGCATTTATAGCAGGTTGGTTATTCGAACAAGGAACATCTAACAAATAGCCTCCCCAATTAGACACTATTTCTTGGACATTCAACCTATATAGATCTGGAGTATCAACCATATTATGAATTCCCCAATACATACCAAAACTCAGGAGTTGTTCTATTATTATTCACTGTAAGAGCCTCCATCTGACCTATTATATCTTTATATAAAACCCTCATTATACCTTCGCTATTAATATAAGCATATACTTGTGTATCTTGATCCACTTCGTAAGCACTATCAAATCTCTCTATTTGTTCTTTTGTATAATAAAATTGAACATATAATTCTGAATTATCTGAATTAACTCCATTATCTATTTCCTCTATCTTTTTAGACCTTATATCCTCTGGGATATTGCCTATTAAGAAAATAGGTTTATTATTACTATCAGGAGATAACTCTAGCTCTTCCCTAATTTGTTGATCTGATGTAGTTGCGTCAGAATAATATTCAGGAGACAATAGAACAGAATTGAGACGCCTCATTAACAACATCCCATCATGGAAGTATAAAATAACTAAATAATCAGGGTCATAATCATTTCGAACTACTTGTATATTCTGAACTTCTATTATTTTTCCTTTATTCAAATCTTCATCAACCCAATCTTTGTGTATTTGCACATCCTGAGCAATATATTTCCATCTTCTTAGATTAGTGCTTTCTTTAATCGATAATCTATTCTCTATTGTTATAAATACTTTTAAAATCCCACTTCCTTGCATATAAACAGCATAAGGAGTCCCTGTAAACTTGTCTTGCATATCTTCATCGTCATTAAAAGATAAAAATCTTGGATATTGTCTCTTGTTAGGATCTAAAATACTCTGATTAGAAACATCTAAATCCTGAGATATTTCTACCTGTTCTTTATAATACTCATCATTGCTATCCCCCGCAATAAAATAACTAGGAGAACGTCGAATAAAATGTCCTCCAAAAGTATAATCCCCCCAATACTCCTTCTCTGGGTCACCTGTAGTCTGATCGTAATCTCCATCTTCATAAGTATCAGGAACAACAGGATCTACTTCCGCATCAGAACTGTCGAAATTAGAAGTATCAATCTTTTTATACATTAAAAAAGAATCATTAAGCACATAGAATAAATAAACATCACTTCCATTCCTATCCTTAATAACGAATGGCATAGAAGCTGTTTCTCCCTCAATCAATCTAATTATACTTTTATGAACAGTCCATTTCTCTCCTCCATCATAACTGATAGCAGCATCTATATTGCTGGTTTCTTCATTAGTATAAAAAATTATATTTTTACCAAACCCATCGTAGATAACAGAGCTTTGCCCCGAATCTATCTTATAATCTGCAATATCAAACCTTCTATTAGTATCAGGATTATTAGGACTAGTAAATACTATTTTCATAGACTCTATCTGTATTTTTTTCCATAACCCACCATAAAAATTAATAGGACCTCCATGATAATAAGCCATATCAACTTCTATAAGATAAGTATTATAAGTATATGGGATAGAAATACCACCCGTTTCTACATTCTCTATTTTAGCACCCCATTCTTTAGGAGTTACACGTACATTATCTACCGTAGAACCTGTACCTTCAAAATAAAAATCTAAATAATAATCATCTGGAACGATACCATCTGATGTCTTACTATATACTATCGATATCTTCTTAATATACCAGTCGGTTGGTATTTCGCTGATTTTTGGAGGATTATCATTTAAATCTAATCCCAAACTGGACAAATCTGTAGATTCAAACCAAAAATCTTGAGCATCATCAGAAACTGAACAAATTCTATTCATCTCATCCGTTAAAGGAATACCATGACTGTAACTAGGAACATCTCCTAATAATCTATTATATCCTATTATATTATATTCATTAGAAGAAAAATCTATTTTTTCATTAGTCCTAGTATCATCTATTTCTACAGAAGAAAGCATTGGGAAATAACTACTATTATGAAACCAGTGATAACTCAAACTATTATGGACTTCATCATCTCTGAATACAACTATAGAGCTATCTGAATAATTATCCATATCTAATGATATATTATGAGGTATGAACGGAACAGTATCAACATAAATCCAACTAAAATTATCTATAGAATTACCTCCCATCCTTTCTATATACACTCTAGTTTGTCTGGAAAATTCACCACAAAAATAAGGAGTTTCCTGTTTCCAATAACTCTCTAAAGTTCCCCCATCTGGCCTCCACTCAAATATCTCATTAGTAACATAACCTGTACTATAAAAAGCCCCTGGACCGTCATTCATAGCATCATAATTTTGAGACCAATAATGATAAGGATAAATAACTGTTTCATCATCACAAGATCCACTTTTTGTAGGCTGAGCCCGAGTTAAACTAAACTCTACAAAAGATAAATCAAACTTCTCTAACTCCGTATTAGGCACATCTACAACACCTATCAAATCAAGCTGAATAATGCCAACGCCGCTTGTAGAGTCAGAAGAATCATATGGATTTATTTCTCTAAGAGCATCTGCGAAAGGACGATAATATGGAATCTTTTCCCTATCAAATAAAAATGAATTAGCCACCTCACTCACATCATATAAATGACCAGATTCGTCGTATTGATCTATCTGTTGCTCTATATTTTTAGCTAAATCTGATTCTAAATAAACTTCTTCACCATCTTCCCCCGTAGCAGAAGCATAAGTAAATGGCAAACTTTCCAAATAATTGGTAAACCATTCCTGATCCCTAATTAATTCTCTTGCTAGTACAACTTCAACAGAATTATTATCAAAAAGAAGTATTCCCCTATGATCAGCAGCCCAAAATTTTGTCATCCTGTCTGAAATAGCTTCACTTAGTCTCCATCCCTCTATATTTTCTGCTACAGTGGAAAAATCTTCTTCTTCCTGTTCTTTTTCTAAAACATCTAAATAATTTACATAAGATATTTTATATTGCTCTGGAGAAGTATATATATCTTCTAAGTTGTCAACAGTGTGATTTTCTACACCAGAAGGCAAGGATGGAACTTTCCAAGTAAACAACTTAAAAGCAAAAGTATTAGCCCTACTATCAACAGCTCCTACAAAACCCACAACCCCAATGGTATTTCCTTGACCAATCTTACCAATATGGGTAAGAGTCTGTCTTAGATGCCTCCTAGAAGCCACAGAATAGGTTAAATAAATCTTATCTCCTACAGATAGTATTTTCTCCCCTGCATCATTTATTGTTTTAATCCTTATCTGAGAGTCCGTAGCATCTAATTTAATTGCCCCCTCTACTTTAAAAGGGCTAGAAGGGCTTCCACTTGCATATTCATTATCGCCCCTAAACATCGTCCTTCTAGGATCTCTTATAACCTTAACAAATAACTGCTCCTGATCTTCCTCTGCCACTTCTTCGAACTTGATTTCAGGAGTACCAATTTGCCCAAATAAACCGTCGCTATTAGTAGCTCCTTTAATTCTCTTTCTAGCATTACCTTCAAAAGATCCTTCTCTATATTTACCCAAAGATTCTAATTGTTCAGATGTAAAATTAAGACCATACTTCTCAACAGTAGTAACCTCGTCCTCAGTAACTTCTTCAATATGTTCTTTAACTATTCCGAACACTGAAATAGGATAACCATCCTCTATCTCTACAGTTTGCTTTTCTATCATTTCCTCAGTTACTATCATAGATTGATTGATGACAGTTTTTGCATCAAGAAGATGAAATGTAATTTCAGTCTCTCCAGACGTAATGCCACCTAATCCCCATGGTACAAACGCGGGAGTCAATGTGTTAACGATAGGACTAAAACCTAAACTTCCAGGAGTTAAAAGATGAGAAACCTTATTTCTCATTACCTTGCTAAAATCAATTTCTATTTTTATCTTTGAAGCAGGTAAAAGTTTCTTATATTCTAATACTTGTGTAATTTGCCCATCATCATCGTAAGATATATTATAATGGGTTCCTTTAGGAGGATTATTTGCCCTATTGATATTAAAGGTATCGGGAGGAATATATTCTTTCGTAATAATTAAAGGAATGTATCCATCTCGAATCAAATCTCTGTTATTGTAACACAGATATGTTCTTCTTTGGTCGAATGCCATAACTCCCTCTACTTAGATTACACTATTGCCTCTAATGAGCCTGTTACAATCTCTCCCATAGCGTTATCTAATTTTGCAACTACATTATTCTTAAAATCATCAATGTTTGTAAATTTCAGAGTAACACCTTTAGGCAAAGCAACATTCACAACAGTAGTATGTGCCATTTGATCCATCGACAATTCTTGTATCCCTCCTGTAGGAGCAGGTCTACCAACATCTACCGATACAGTATCATTAGATAAAAAAGCATTACTTTTTAATAATCTATCATCTCCCCCTGCTTCTTTCGTAATAGGGGCAAATGTGGAAGTTC